TAAAACCAAAAACCCAATAAAAAATTTATTTGTAAATAAATAAATTTTTTCATGTTTATAAATCGAGTGTGGGGATTATAACAATTCCAAATCTTTGAACTTCCAATATTCACAACCACCATTTGGTAATGGTCTTTTTATAATAAATGGTATTTTTTTTTCTTCAAATTCTTTTAAAGCAATCAAATAACCATCAATTACACTAGGATCAACTTCTACGAAAATAGGTGCCCCGGCATTGATTTGTTTTGCGCGTTCTCCTAACATTTTTGCTTTTTCATATCTAGTAATAAAAGGTAATGTTTGATGTAATGGGTCTATAATATTACCATCTCCATCTCGAACAACTCGAGATAACGTTTCTACTTCGCTATAATTATGTGTTTGTAATTCAGGATGGTATTCCGAGATAATATTTTGTTGTGTTTTTTCATCGAATTTTTGTAAATAATTCTCATCATAATCATCATCTTCATCGTCTTCGTCATCACTAATATCATCTAAACCATTGAAAGATGGACGAATATTTACATTTTGTTTTGGTTTATTTCTATTTTCATCATTTTCTTGACCATTTTCATCAAAGATATCATCTTCATCTTCAGCTTCAATATCTTCTTCTCCATCTATTTCATTTTCATCATCCTCTTCATCGTCATCGGCCTCATCATCCTCAATCTCATCTTCATCAGCGTCATTATTTATTACCTTTGATATTTTACTTCGCATTTGGGTATCATTCGGTTCTTGATAGTTTTCTTCTTCTTCATCTTGTTCCTCATTAATAGATTCAATATCATCTTCATAATCGTTATCCATTTTATTTAATATATATAATAGGTTCTATATTTCTAAATTTATTATGTATATTTTTAATTTCAATTTTTTACAATAAAAAATATTACTAATAATAGAGAAAATTGTATAATAAGATTATGACTGTTCATTCGTTTTCCATGTAGTATCACATTCAACACAAATATATAAATATTTCATGTTGTCATCATCATAACGAACATAAATAACTTCTGTTGGATTTTTATATTCTTCGTGATTTGTTTTACATTGAACATTAGGACATTTTACATTATAAATACGCGGTAATGTAGGGTCTAATTTGGTATATTGATTGATAATATGATTAAATTTTTGTTCACCCTTTTTTAATTGAGAATTCAAAACACATACACCTTCTTCTGTAATTGTTTCATCTCTATATTGACAATTACGACAATAATAAATTAATTTATTTGTATTTTCAGCATCAATGCCAATATAATACATATTATCACATTTGATACAGAATTTCATATTTGAGGTTAATTAATATATATTATGGAAATATTATTTATACTTATTATTATCAAAATAATATTATTATTAATATTTTATCAATTTTTTATCAATAATTTATAATGCTAATTATAAAGACAAAATTATAGGTATTTTTACAAAAATTGTCCAACTGAAAAAATTGAATTTGAAAAAGGGGATAAAAATATCTTTATAATATATCTAAAAGCAATGGAGGAATCTACTGCCACTGCATCAATAATAGCAACGCCAACTATGAACACAATATACCGTGACTTTAACGATTTCTTAATGAAACATACTATTAAAAAAGACCAAAGCAATACAACTGTCGCAAAACCAATTACAAATACTAGAATAGGAGACCCAAAAACAAATATTTATGGAGGTTCTTATCATATTCCAGATTCTGAATATTCAACGTTTTTGTATCTTTATAACAGAGATATTCTTGTTCCAAAAAAGAAGGAGTATCTCACAGAAAAACAGTTGGAAAACGGCGGTCCATTATTGATTGACATTGATTTACGTCATGATTATGAAGTAGATGAAAGACAATATAGCAAAGAACATATCGATGACCTTTTGGATTCTTATTTAGGTGAATTAAATAAGATATATCAACCCGATGAAAATACAAATATACCAATTTTTGTATTCGAGAAACCGAGTGTAAACAGAATAAATACAGAAAAAGAAAAGAAAACAAAAGATGGTATTCATATTATAATTGGATTACAAACAGACCATATTACGCAGCGAATACTTCGTAAAAAAATGATAAAAAATACAAGTGAGATGTGGAGTGACCTACCTATTACGAATACATGGGATGATGTATTTGACGAAGGAATTAGCATAGGTTTTACTAATTGGCAATTGTATGGTTCAAGAAAACCAAATCATGATAGATATCAATTGACTCGTTTATTTGAAGTAACATATGATGAATCTGATGGTGAATTTATGCGTAAAGAATTACCAATTTCTAGTTTTGATATTGGAAAAAATATCGAAAAGTTATCAGTTCGTTATAAAGGTCATCAATCATTATTTATGAGAAATGACTTTATTAAAGAATATGATGAATTCAAACGCATTAATCAGTTAGGAGGCAATGGAACTAGATTGCCATCGAGTAACCCAAATGTTAGACTAAACCAACTCGATAATCTAATGGATGATTCAAATGCTATTTCAAAAATTTCGAATGCTGCTGAATTACAGATGGTATTGAATCATTTCTTAGATAATGTTAATAACACATCGGATTATGAATTGAGAGATGCTTATGAATATGTAAATATTTTACCGGCGTCGTATTATGAGGCAGGTTCTTATTCTAAATGGATACGTGTAGGCTGGGTATTACGTAATACTAGTAATAAATTATTGATTGTATGGATAGCATTCAGTGCGAAAGCAAGTAATTTTGATTATAGAAGTATTCCAGAATTATGTGAGCGTTGGCGTAAAACCGATTTACGAAAGCATAATGGTTTATCAAAATTATCGCTTATGCGATGGGCTAAAAACGAAAACAAAGAAGCATTTGAACAAATTCGTAATAATACAATCGACTTTTTCGTAGAAGAAACTATCAATAAACCAATATCTAAAGGTAACGAACGAAATGGTTGTGGAGATTGGGATTTGGCAAACGTATTATATCAATTATATAAACATGAATTTATATGTGTTAGTGTAAAATCAAATATATGGTATCAGTATAAAGATAATCGTTGGGTAGAAATAGATTCTGGTACAACTTTACGTAAAGCGATTTCAATTGAATTGCGAGACTTGTATAATAAAAAATCGATTCAATTAATGGAGAATATGACAGAGGAAGAGAATATGAACAGTGAACATCAAACAATAATACGCGAAGAAAAAGCAAAACCTAGAAACGTTCGCATTTTGAATATTTGTCAGCGTTTATCCAATACAAATGATAAGAAAAATATAATGACAGAAGCGAAAGAATTATTTTACGATGGTTCATTTTTAGCAAAATTGGATACAAATCCTTATTTGTTGTGTTTCAAAAACGGTGTTGTAGATTTCAAAGAAAAAATATTTCGTAAAGGCCAACCAGAAGATAATATTTCGATGACTACTAATATCGATTATATTCCAATAAATCTGTCGATTCATCAGCCAATTATAGATGATTTCAATGATTTTATGAGTAAGATATTTCCAGAACCAGAATTATGTAGATATATGTATGACCATTTAGCATCGACATTAATTGGTACATCAGCAAATCAAACTTTTAATATGTATATAGGTGCCGGACGAAATGGTAAATCCGTTTTGGTAAATTTGATGGAGATAATTTTGGGTCAATATTCAGGTATTGTTCCACTGACATTAGTAACAGAAAAACGTGGTAAAGTAGGTGGTTTAACACCAGAAATAGTTGAATTGAAAGGTAAGCGTTATGCTGTTATGCAAGAACCACAGAAAGGTGAAAAAATGAATGAAGGTATTATGAAGCAATTGACTAGTGGCAAAGACCAACTTCAAGGTAGAGCACCATATATGCCTCAAACAATATCATTTACACCACAATTCAAATTAGTTGTATGTTGTAATAATTTATTAGAAATTAAAAGTAATGATTATGGTACTTGGCGTCGTATTCGTGCTGTTCCATTTAAATCATTATTTACTACAGACCCAGTTCAAGGAGATAAAGAAAAACCATATCAATTCAAAGAAGATGAAAATATTGGTGAAAAGTTTGAAGAATGGAAAGAAGTCGTAGCAGCACTTTTCGTACAACGTGTATTTGAAACAAATGGTGTAGTTAAAGATTGCGATATAGTATTGGCTAGAAGTAACGAATATCGTCAAAGCCAAGATTATATTTCGGAATTTATTCGCGATTGTGTTATTCGCGATAGTGATGGACGTATCAAGAAGATGGAATTGAATAACGAATTCTCTAATTGGTATGCTAGTAATTATGGTGGTCGTGGTCCTTCACCAAAAGACTTACATGAATATATGGATAAGGAATTTGGTCGTAATCAAAATCAAATGTGGTCTGGTGTTAAAATTAAGTATGTTAGAGACGAAGTAGATACTTTTTCAGGTAATACGGATGATGAGGTTGATGATGATATTAATAGTGAAAGACTATAATAAAATACAAATAATATTAATAAAAATGAAAAGTATAAAAATTATATAATTAAAATGAATATTACATAATTTTCAAAAAATAAAATAAAATAAAATAAAAATTATTCTTTTACATAAACAGACCCACTGATTAGTGCTATTGTATAAGACCCCCATGTGTATATAAATTCTTCAATAGTATAAATAATAAAAGGGTATGTAATTAATGTAGCAATGATTACGATTTTTAAATAAATAGACAAATTTTTTTGTACAAAAAATAATAAACCAACTATAATTATTATAAATACATAATAAGCAATAAATAATATATAATTTATTTGTACAAAACTAGATACTTGTTCATATTGAAAATTAGCTTTTTGGTCATAAGTGAAATCACCCGTATTCGCATTTTTTACTTTATCAGATAATTTCTCATTTTGCTTTGTAATCGCGGCATAATATCTATAATATTTATCATTACTATTAATGTTAGCATTTATTTCAGTGCCCTTTGTCTCTTGAATTGCTTTATTACTAATGCTCAATATCGGGTCTGTTATTTTTCGTTCATCTACCAGTTTTTGGTTCAAATCATTTATTTCGTTGTTTAATTTTACTATGTCATCTCTTAATTTCGATATTTCAATGTTGTTTTTAGCAATAGTCTCTTCTAAAGGTTTCATTGCTGCCCGTTTTGAGTCATCTACTTGGACCAATGTATACATGGAATCTCGTTGTTTTATCAAAGTTTTGTTTGTTGCTTCAAGTAGATTAGCTGAGGCTTTTTTTTGGTCTCTAGTAGTTGTCAAACTAACAATTTGTTGTCTTGCTCTATCATTTGAAGCAGATAGATCGTTCGCATACTGCTTGGTTCCAGGACATGGGTCTGGCGGAGGTGACGAAGACTTGTTTCCCATTTTAATATATTTTTATTAATTCTAAAATATAAATATATTTTTTTTTGATATATATTTGTTTCTATCAATAAAATATTTTCAATAATTATTAGAATAAACATTTGTATTTATTGTTGAATAAGTATATGAACCCGCATCATATAACATTTTTTCTACAGTATAGATAATAAAAGGATATAATATCAATAACACTATGATTATAATTCGGTAATAGATAGACATGTTTGTTTGTACGAAAAATAAAATACCAATTAGAACTATTAGAAATACATAATATACAATATACAAAATATAATTTATTTTTAAAACATTATCAAATCGTTCTACTTGATAAAACGCTTTTTGGTCATAAGTCAAGTTTTCTGATTTACTAGTAGATGACTTATCTAATAATTTGTCATTTTGTTCCCTAATCGAATTATAATATTGATATGTTTTTTCATTACTATCATATACAATGTTTGTGCTTTTATATTTTGAATTACCAATTTCACTGTTTACTATTGTTAATGAATCGTCTGCTATTTTACGTTCTTGATTTAATTGTTTCAATAAATTATCTCTATTGATAGTTAATCTATTTTTTTCGGCGTTAAGTGCTGAAATAGTATTATTATTCGAATTAATTTGGTCTTGTAATGGTTTTATAGCGGACGATACAGCCGCATCTAATTGCGATTTTGTAAACATTTTAGAAATTTGATTTTGTAAATCCGCATTATCCTTTGTGTATTTGTCAATATTTTTTTGAAAAACACTAATTTCAGAATTTAAATTATTGATTTGATTGCTTAAATTTCTTTGATCTGGTTTTAATGTATTATCTATATAAGCTGATGTTCTTGGACAATCAATAGAACCACCATTCCCCATTGTAATTTATTTATTTAAAATATAAATAGATTATATTTTTGAATAGCCTATATATTCATTTGGTGAATTAGGCTGTATGAAGTTATTATTCAATATAATAGACATTGTCGAAAATTGTTCTCTGCGTGCAGGAATAGCCAATGTGTCAATAGAACCATATCTATTTAAATATATTGACTCTGAAATACAATAATTATGACTACTATCCCATTTGGCACCATCAGAACAACATTCTTGTCCCACGCAACTACCAGTATTTATAGTACCTATTAGATTTCCTGTTTTGCCCGCATCTTTTGATTTTTTTTCTATTTCTTCTGGTGTCAATATATTAGGTCCTTGTAAATCCAATTCATTATAATTCAACTTATCTCTTTTATAAATATCAATTAAAGAAAAATAAACACTGAAGATACAAACAATAAATAAAATAATTGATAGTAAATCAATTACAAAACTAGGTATTATAGGAAAATTTCTACCAAGTATCAAAATACCAATAAATATTGCTAAAGTGAAAACAATTATTACAATTATTTTCGTATATTGTTCAAACCGTTGTCTATAACTATCATTCAATAGAATACCTCTTTTTTTCCCTTCGAAAGATGTATCGATTTGTTCTTTCTTTAATAGCAATCTTTGTTTCTCAGTATTTACAATATTCATCATATCTTGTTGATGGTCTAAAACCGTATTTGTAGAAGTAGTTGAATCTTTAAAATCAGTATGTAATTTGTCCAATTGACTTTGTATTCCTGATACTTTTTGCCTTAATGTTGGGTCAGTAGTATCAATTCCCGAAATATAATCTTTTTGAATATGAAATATTCCAGATAAATCAATTTGTTGTTGTGGCATATTTATATATAATTATAATATTATTTTTCATTGTTTTCCAATAATAACAGAAAAAATTAATAGAGTAACCATTGTAATTGAACCTAAGATATATATTGTATTTGTTTGATTTATTATACTATCTATATCTTCTATTTGTGCTTCAACGACTGTTTTGTTTCGTTTTTCATTATCTACTACATCCCCTACTACATTCCCACTAAAATCATACTTAGTATCATTCATCATAATATCTCTTAAACCATTTTTATTAGTATTTGTTATAGTATTAATTTTATTATCTAAATCCACATAGTTTGTATCAACGTTCAGCAATGTAGTAGAATAATCTTTTGATATCTTTGTCATAGGAACAATTTGATTATCTATGATAGTTTTTTTAAATTTTTCATTATCAGAATTGGTATTTGTATTTGAAGGTAAATAACCATAATCATCAAAACCTTCTTTTGTGCCAACCCAATTATTTACATCCATCCATCTAGATAATGTAATAAAACTCTCGTTTGTTTTATAATCTGGATTCGGTGTTAATTCGGTAACTCCATTCATATTCCATTGTTTAATCATAATGTTTTTAGCTTCGTTCGGCATTTCACTTATTACTAGTCTAAAATAAGAATATGATTTTGTCGAATTAATGTTGTATACACGTGATGGTTTAGAATTTAATACAGGGGTTTTTACATTTTGTTGGTCAACGTATTCCCATACAGAACCATCATTTGAACCAAGTATAGTAAATCTCTTAGGAAATGTAGAATTTACAGTATAATTTGGCGTTTTTATGCTATAACTATATAAAAAAATACTATATGGCAATTGAACTTGTAACCATTCACCTAAAAGAGATACAGTTCCAACTGCGGTTGTCCATGTATTTGTTTGTGCTCCACCGCCTTGATATGTCGATGGATTTTTTCCATTAAAAGGGTCTGTAGTATATTTTGGGTATTTTTTATTAATATCAGAGGAAGTGCCATTATAATCACATTGCCAATAATTAGAATCACTTCCATTAAATGCCATGTATGGTGACGCATTCATATTGGCATATGACGATGCTGTAACTTTATATTTACCATTCGGTGTATAATTAATTATACCTTTATTATCTATTCCTGTAATTTGTGTTTCTTCTGCTAATAGCAGTTTTTGATTTGGCAATGGGAATATTTGTATAATATTTGATTGTGGCATTTATAGAATATATTTAATATATAATAATATATTTTATAATAAAATCAATATATATTTATAAAATCAAAATTTTATTAGATAATCCTATAGTTTTGTAAAAACATAATACAACATTGATGTCGCTAAAACAGTTACCATTAAACCAGAGTAAATAGTTGAATCAAAACGATTTTTATATTCATAGTTTATAGTATCAGTATTGCCATTTAATTCTTTTAATTTCGCGTCTAAATCTCTTCTTAGATTCAAAATTTCATAATTATATGTATTTTTTATATAAGAATAAGAACTATCATAAACAGCATAAGTCGGGAATTTTGATAAATTTGTATTGGATACATCTAAAATACTACCATATACATTTTCTCCATTAGTAGTTTGAACTAATATTTTACTATATGCCGATTGTATAGTATTATAACTCAAATCTATAGCGCTACACATTAGTTTGTTATTGGGATTCATAGTAGAATCGTTACATGTTACGTATCTAGCATATTTTATATTAAAATCATTCAATTGTTCTAAAAGAACGGATTCTGCTTCTAATGTTGTTAAACCTTCTATATTCATTTATATATATGTTTCTGTTATATATAAATTATTTACATAAATAAATTAGTTTTTGTATTTATATTATTGGAACTCTCAAATAATAATTCAATCCAATTAAAAAAACGATACCTACTCCTAAATTAATAGTTTTTAATACTTCTTTGTTATAGAATTCTTTTGTATTCAAATATTTTTCATACGAAGTATTTTGTAAAGAAATGATTTTATTATTCGATTCGAAGTTTGTTTTATTAATACATAATTCTTTATCAATACAATCTTGTAAATTATTTGAAAAATTACTTGAATTACATTTATTAATCCAAATAGGGTCATTTGTTTTTAAATTATTACATCTTTCTTTACTAGGCATTTTATTCGTTCTTTCCGCTTCTGAATAAAAAAAATCGTTTCCATAATAAGAAATATCTATTTTTGTAGTCATATGTTATTATATAATTATTATATTATATTTTTCTTCTAAACACATACCCTATAATAATCATAAAACATAGCGGTAGCACTATCGCGACGAAATTTACACACTTGTCCTGGTCTTAGACAAATAGCCAATGCTTGTGGGTCGAATCTAGAAATTTCTGGCAATTGTTTTAATTCTTTGATATTGTATTGTTTTTTTAATTCTTCTACGGCGTCCGGGTCTAAAATTGTACATTCTGGTACTAATACATGTTTTAAAATATTAAATTGTAATCTGCGAATATTATGAATCACTACGAAGATTCCATCATGGTCAAATAGATACTTCATTTTTGTAATAATAGTGTCGTTTGGTTCGTCTTCTGTAATTATAATTAATGTATCTTCTTTTGTCAATACGTTATCAATAACATACAAATCTTCGATAATTTCGTCTAAATTCTGTGGTCGAATTTGTTTTGCTGTTAAATAGTATTTTATGTATGTTTTTCTATTTTTATCATATGTATTTGTTAATAACATATCTAATTGTGAATTATTATACATTGCGTCTATTTCGTTAATTCCGAAATTTTCATATTCAGAAACGTCACATTCTGTTGATAATACATCTAGAATTGTTTTTCTTGATTTATAAATACTTAAAATACGATTACTATTTGATGACATTATATATTTTACGGTTATACTTTTAATTATATTTTTCGTTTAATTTATTTCAATTTTTTATTTATAATAATTAATTAATGTTAGATATTATAACAATTATCAAAATAATATACTGTATTGATGCCGCGTTATTGTTCATTACTTTCAAATATTATGTATTTGCGCCCTTTTATGTAGACGATCCAGAATAGGAATAATAACAATACAAATATATTTTTAGATATTTGTATTGCGTAGTTCTAAATATATTTATCTATTTTTTTATCTATTTTTTATCTATTTTTTATCTATTTTTTTATCTATTTTTTATCTATTTTTATCTATTTTTTATCTTAATTGTGAATTTTTTATTATTTCTATCATTCCTTTGTTTTCTTTTGATTTTTTATTGTATTCTTTTATTATTTCCATTTTTTTTTCATTTGATAAAAATTCTATGAAATCCATTTGCTCAATTGTTATATCCTTGTTTGTTTTTATATTTTGTATAACATTTTCAAACATTTTTTCATATATTTTATTGACTGTTTTTTCAGGAGTATTTTTTTTGCGTTGTTTATCCATACATATTATTAAATTATTTTCACAATTACTCATTATAAATTTACATATATATTTTTTATATATTTTTTCCGTCAATTTTTATCCCTTTTTTTTATCCCTTTTTTACTATTACCATTCCTCCTTTTGAGAAGTCGATATCATTAGATGGTTTAATATCTTCTTTAATTGAATCGTTATTCAAATTCGGATTTATTTTGATTGCCTGAGCATCATTATTCATTTTAATTCCAAATGATTCGTTTGTACTACTACTTGGTTCTGTATTCATATTCATATTATCATTTTTATTATCATTTGTTGAAAAGTCATTTCCACTTACTACTTTTATATTGATTGGTGGATATGGCATCATTGGTTGTGTAGGATAATTTACTTGGTCGTACGAATTATATAATCCAGCAGTAGATTGTAATGGCTCATTATAAATAGACGCGTCAACAATTTCATTTGGTCGATAAATATCACTAGGTAAAACTACTTGGATTGTATCATTTATATCTAAATATTCATTTGTATTTGCCTGAATAGTTATAAATTGATTACCGATTTCAGTTATTCGCCATAATCTTTTTGGACTATTATCACCTCTATAATATACGGGTTCTCCAATATTATAATTCATATTGCTATCAAATCCGCCAACCATTTTGTTCTCATTTTCAAAAGGATTATATGGAGGTGAGGATGGTGAGGTAGGTTCATATGGAGGGGTCGACGGGCTTTCATATGCGGGAGATGTTTCTGGGTATGGTGGAGAGATTAGAGACGTAGGTTTTTCGTATGCGGGAGATGTATCTGGGTAATCCGGAGAAAAGTCAGGTGATGTAGGAATGTTCTCAACAATACTTTCGGGTGTATTGAGTGCGTCACTACCGCTTTTCGAGATTGCTTTTTTAATTTGATTGATAATATCCTTTGGTTCTATTTTTTCATTGGCAGTTAACAAATTAATGTTTTTCGAAAAACTCATATTCTCTAATTGTTGAATATTATCTTCTGTAATAATTCTCATTTGAACATTGATGGTTTGTAATTCCTGGATTAATAGTTTCAATGAATATGGTACATTAATAATACTGAAACTACGACCATACTTTGTAATGTTCTCAATATGTGTTTCATTACCATCCATAGAAGTTATAAATTTTATTGGACCATCTGCCATTGGACTCATGAAAACGTTTTTAGATGGATTATAAATAGCAACCAAACCAGTCGTATTACATATTGCCAATTTATACTTATCACCTCTTTCCATCATTGATTCACGTAAAAATTCAGCTATGCCATGTGATATTACTGAATCACGTTCCATTTCACCAATACGTAAACCACCATCATTCGCACGACCACCGACTGTTTGGCGTGTGAGGGCTGAACGTGGTCCTAAAGCACGATAATTAATTTTATCTTTTACCATATGTTTCAACCGCATATAATAATTAGGACCAATGAAAATTTCAGTTTCTATTTGTTCTCCAGTCATGCCGTTATATAATATTTCATTTCCACTAGAATGATAACCGACTTTCGTTAGCATTTCACCAAAAACACCTATTTTAGACCCACGATTATTAAAAGCGGTACAATCAGCATAACCACCATACATAGCAGACGCTTTACCTACAATTGTTTCTACTAATTGTCCAATAGTCATACGTGTTGGGATGGCATGTGGATTAATAATAATATCAGGACGAATACCGTCTTTAGTAAATGGCATATCACGTTCAGGAACAACCAAACCTACAGTTCCTTTTTGTCCGGCCCTCGAAGCCATTTTATCACCAATATTTGGAATACGTTCTTCTCTAATGCGAATCTTGGCTATACGATTTCCTTCTTCACCATCTGTAATAAATGATTTATCTACAATACCTAATTGACCTTTTTTTGGTGTTTTTGACATGTCCATTTTAGTATCTTTCATATTTGAATTTGTTACAGTTAAACCAATTAAAACTGTTTTATCATCTACTGGGGTATTTTCACGAATTAAACCATATTTATCTAATTTGCTGTAATCGTATCCTGGTTTTGTACCAATTACAGTGGATTCTGAATCAATATTTGTAAAAATCTTTTCGGTAGTTCCATCTCCCGATTTACTTTTTTCTTCGTGTGTTTCATATGTAGTATAGTATGTAGTTCTAAACAAACCGCGTTTCAAAGCACCTTCATTTATCAAAATAGCATCCTCTACGTTATAACCTGTATAACACATAATAGCAACAATCGTGTTCTCACCATATGTATTTTCTTCGTGATTAATATGTTCCAAATATCTAGATTTTACCAAAGGGACTTGTCCATTTACTAAAACAACAGCTGTTTTATCCATACGGACTTGATGATTTGTATGATACATCGAACATGCTTGCTTACTTTGACCACATGAAAAAGAGTTACGTGTTGCTGGATTGTTCTCTGGAAAAATGCCAATATTACACATCATACCAAATATAAGTGATTCATGGATTTCCATATGAGTATGTTTTCTCTTTGAATCTTTTGTCAAATCATCCTTATTCATAGCAATAAGAGCATTTTCAGCTTCATTTGTATCTAAATAATCCAGAATGGCTTTGCCTTCTAAAAATTTATTTAATTTTGCTGGATTTGATTCTTCTGTAATGTTTTTATATAATTCAGCTAATTGATACATTTTGTAATCATTTGGATTAAAGTTCTCGATTTTCTTTTCATTAAACCCGGAAATTAAATCATTCCATGTAAAATCATTGTCTTCCAAATGGTCTTTTACAAATTTATTATCAAATGACATTTTACCCGTTTCGGTATCACGATAAAAAATAGGACGACATAAACGACCAGCATCTGTATAAATGAAAACAGTATTTTGTTTGATATCAAACGTTACACTAGTATAAATAGGTAATAGAGCATTACGACGAAATAACCTTATTTTTTCAACAGATTCAAATGGAGTAGTAATTGAACCTGCCCATAAACCATTAATCATAACTTTTGTCATAGTTGATAATACTTTTGGTGTACAATCTTCCACTAATTTCATATCGATATTTTCACGTAACCATTTAATCATAGGTTCTCTAGATACTCCTTGAGTGACATATGCTGAAATAGACATATGTTTATGAATACCTATATTTCCACCATCTGGTGTATCAATCGGGTCAAATAATCCCCATTGTGTATTATGTAAAACGCGCGGACCTACTAATTTTACACTAGCATCTAATGGCAAATTGGTTTTTCTTAGATGACTTAATGCTGAATTATGTGAAAGACGATTCAAATCTTGAACTACACCAATCCGTTTTGTATGTGTAAAAGCACCCCAATTTCCTTTGAAAGCTTTTTTGAAACCGGCTTCTAATGAACGTTCTCCAAAAAATGCTTTATAATTTTCATCAATTAATCCATAAAGATTATTCTCATATAGATTTTTATTATATGTAATTTTAGACTCAAATGCTAAATGTATTTGACGTTGTTGAATAGTATAATATTCTCTGAACAAATCGTACATCAATGAACCTACTAATTCAATTCTTTTAAATTTGAAATTATCGCGGTCGGTTGGTACTTCTAATCCAGTATAAACTGATAAAAGTTTGAAGACAAGATGACCTAAATAATAAGCTTTTTGTATATAATTTGTTTCACCAACATGAGGTAAAAAATAATCTGATAATATTTCCAAAGCATATGGAACAGTTTTACGTTTGGTCAATGTAGCAATATATTTAAGAGCGGTTCGTTGTGTCATAATACCACCTGCGTCATGAACTGATGGTGCGAATAAATCAATCATCGATTCATATTTATCCAAGTCTAATAAACACATTGTAATAATTTGCTTATCACTTATTATGCCTAATGCGCGAAACAAAATAAATAATGGAACTGGTTTACGAACATTTGGAACATTGACTACAATATTTTTATTAGAATATGAGGCGGTAGGAGCCATTATCTTTACGGATAATGTTCTAATTGGTTTCGCTACATTTTCAGAAACCGAACGGATTTCAGCTGAATATAAACTAACATCATCATTTGATTTACGGATATAAAGCATATTATCGCCGAATTTCTCTTGAGAAACTACCGTTTTCTCTTTACCATCAATAATGAAATAACCACCAACATCATTACGGCATTCACCCATAGTATGCCGAACCTCACGTGGCAGACCAGATAAAACACAATAATTAGATTGTACCATAATTGGAAATTTTCCCAAAAATATCTTTTCCAATGTACGTGTTCTTGTTTGACGGTTTGAATTGGTCATTGATTTTTCAGTGGCTTCTCGTAGCAACCCCATTTCCATTGGACTTAACTCTAAATCTATTCTTCGTTTTGGTTTATTCTTGCGTTTTACAGCTCCGCCTGTAAATTCTTTATCCACTGCGATATCTATTTTACTATAATCTAAACCTTGTTCGTTCTCTTGATTTGTTTTAAAATTTACAAACTCATCGTGAATATTTTCACCATTTTCACTATTTCCACCAATGTTCTCAATGCCAACTATATTTGGTAATTCGTCTTTATCTAAAATATCTATAAACTCAATATCAACATCGTAATGAATTGTCATGCCATAAGTCATATTTCGAAGACGTGCTTCATTTGGATACATATAGTGAGAATTATCATTATCATCATAAATAACTGGTTTGCCGAAATATATTTTATTTCCTTCTTTTCCACCAAAATACATTATACATTGAGAACGGTAGTCATTTAAATTATCATCAAAACGCGTTGAAATACGAATAGGGTTCTTTTCTTTGAATATTTGAAAAATACCATTCTTAAAAAAATCATTATAAGATTCTACATGGTGTCTTACTAAACATTGTGGATTATCTTCAAAATATTTATCGATTATTTTCCATATAGTAGAATTTTCCATCGAGAACTTCGTATATAAAATATACAATATATTTTATGTAGTTTTAATATATGAAATGTTTATCATAAAAAAATACTAATATTATCATAAAATATTTATCGGTTTAAATCAATTAGTTACCATATTTATCATAAATGTACAAAATACTTAATATTATTATTCTTACTATTTTTTCATTTTCTCTACAAAATTCTTCGGTTATTTTTTTATAATCATCATTGGCATAAGTGTTACGTATTAATTGTAATTGCGATAAATACTTATTGTTGTTCAAATACTTATTATTACATTTCATAGAATGATATTCATTCGCTTTTGTTGAAAAATAGCTTATCAAATCTAATATTTCAAAAATATAATTTTTGTATATAGTACTTTTCATTTTGTCATCTTTTGTAGTGATGTCATTTATTTTATAATTTTCAATAAAATATTCTTGTATTTTTGGTTCGAGAGGAAATGCTATATTGAAATATTTACTAGGAGTACCAAAGTATAGATATTTTTGTAATTTATCCAAAGGAATTTTTAATAACATATCTTTTAATGGTGATGCGGTTCTATCATGTGTACAATAATTATAATTAATGTAACCGCGAAATATATTCGATAAATTGTGCGAAGAATTATAGTCAAATATATATTTTGTGAATAATTCTTTGTAATGTGATAAATTGAATTTGATATTATTATTTAGATAAGAATATAAAACTGGGATAATATCTTCCGGAATATTTTTTACTGCTGATAATAGCCTAATTTCATTTTTTATATTTTTTATTCGTTTTTTTCTTTCTATGTGTATTTTTTGTTTTTTGTTTTTTTTATGCTGTGATGTAGTAAGCATTTTAGGAAACATTTTATTATCTTGTTTTATAATTTCGATATTGAAATTAGCATTATAACATCTCAATAATCAATTTTTTATTCATTTATTGTGTAAAATATACTAAAAACAACAATATTTGTAACTAAAAAATAATAATTGTAATTTGATAAAATAAAAGAAAGATTTAGGAACAATAAATTATAGCTATCATATAAATCAAAAAAATATCTTTTTATATTTTATATTTAAAATATGAACTACGTCGATACTCTATTTGGTCCTCTAAGTAAACAATACTGTGTTTATTTCTATTTCTTATCAATCTTTGGATTTATTTTACTTGCCGTTTTTCTTATTTCATCAATTGTGGTTGGTTTAAGTAAACGTAAAGGTCTTGATTACTATATGCAAGTCGTAGGAATTGCTTTAGGATATGCCATTTTCTATTTCCAAAACCGTCTATTACATTCCATGTGTGTAGGCACCATGTAAATATGAGAACCTATAAAAACCTATAAAAATCAATAATTTTATTTATGATAAATTACATAAAATTATTTATACAAAATATTCAAATAAATGGAATCTGTAAAAAAAACATCAATTATAGAAATTACACAAGACGAAAGAATCCAATTAATAAATTTAGCAACTAAATTGACTATTAGTCCATCGGAAGAACCTGAGTTGTTCTGTTCTCAATCAAAAGAATTATCAAAGCAATTACCACCACGCATTATTGATATTTTATTGTCGTTCTCAAAAACCGGTTCGGAAACCGGATTTTTATTAATAAAAAATTTAGAAACCGGCGAAAATATACCAAAAACGCCATCGTCGAATGGTTATAAAGTAGGAGAGCAAACCATAATAGCTCGCATACAAAGTTTATTTGTAAATACGATTTCGGATATGATATCGTATGAGGCAGAGGGATATGGTAGATTATTTCAAGATGTAGTGCCAGTAGAATCAATGTCTAAAAATCAAACTAGTATAGGTAGTAGTGTTGAGTTAGAGATTCATACTGAACAGGCGTTTTCTAAATTACGTCCCGATATTCTTAGTTTAGCATGTTTGAGAGGAGATTTAGACGCATATACTCATATTTTACCAGTTCAATATATTTTGAATAATTTAAGCGATTTTGAAAAAAATTTATTACGAGAACCGCTTTGGAAAACAGGAGTAGATTTATCATTTAAATTAGACGGACATGAATTTATAGATGGAGACATTCGAGGTCCGATGCCAATAATACACGGCCAACATGAAGACCCATTGCTAGTTTTTGACCAAGATTTGATGACCGGTGTTACAGAAGAATCTGATAAGATGGTGAAAAAAATAACAGATATTTACTATAAATATCGATTAAGGCATAATTTGAAACCAGGTGAAATAATACTAGTGGATAATAATCGTGCTGTACATGGCAGGTCGCCATTTTTCCCTAATTATGATGGTTATGACCGATTTTTGGTAAGATGTTTTGGCATTTTTGACTATGACAAAAGTGAATATGCTAGACCAAATAATAGTAGAACTGTAGGGGCTATTTATAGTTAAACCTGAATAATAATTAGAAGACTCTTTTGGTTTTTTTATTTTGGTTTTTATTTTTTTTATTTTTTGTTCTTCGTTTCGATTTTTTTCCACCTGAAAACAAACCTTTTTGTTGCGATTGTGGTTTATTTGTTTGAGGTTCTTTTTCTTCATCTTCATCCATTGGTGTATTAATTTGAGTTTCTTTTTCTTCATCTTCATTCATTAGTGTATCAATTTGAGTTTCTATTACGTCTTGAGTATTACCAGGTGTATTATGAAAGAAAGAATCAAACCCTTTTATTGCCTCAGTAGTAGTAGTCGCATTAGAAGAAACCGGCCTAATCATTTCAACACTCGCTAGATTAGCAGGTCGAGTACGTATTTCACTAATTATTCGATTAGTCAATGGAGTATTTAAGTCACTTGTGATACTTGCGTTGGTATTGTTTTGTAAGGATTCAGCCGTTCCTACTCCAAATCCACTCATCCAACCTCTCATATCAGGTTGTCCTTTGCCATACGCTTTTGATTGAACTGTTACGGCTGTTTTTATCCCTTGCTCGGAAGGTAGAGGAGAAAAACCAGTAGAAAGAAGAGGTACCTTTCCTTGTAAATAATGACGTGGTTTTAAGAGTTGACTTCTTTTTACATTATGAAATAATTCTAGAATATCAGGTTCACTTGCCAAACCACTAGTGTCAATACTCTTGTCGGTTGCTTCTTTTTTAGTACCATATATAGCTTCGCCTTCTACATATTCAAAATCTACTCCATATTCAAATAAATCTAATAAAATATTCTCATCATCTTCAGTTTCTTGTGAATAATACAAAATATAAATTATATTAGCTAATATTTGATTAAACACATTTTTTAAAATATCAGCCGTTGCTGAACTTATTATATTATTTGTTAGTTCATCAATATTATTTAATATTGGAGCACTTGCACCTCTCTTTTTTATGGTTGCTATGAAAATTTTACAACCCTTTATAAATGAAAAAAGTTCTTTTTTGCCTAATTTTAATTTACCATTATGAATTCTAGAATTTAATAATTTAGCATACAATTCAATAAATTTTTTTCCTTTATCTAGGTTTTCAACCTTTTTTATAAAAGTATCATATTCATCTCTTATATTGAAGTGTTCGCTCTTTAAAATATCAAATATTTGTTGAGTAGGTGATTCTCTGCTTTTAATTATAGAATTTATATATATTTTTTGTAATATTCCTTTTGTTGAATTTGATTTGGTTGAAATTTGAAGTTGAAAATTAGCATTACTGCTTTGTATAACTATTTCACTTGTATATGTTTCTATTTTTCCAGTATCATCAGTAATATACAAAGGAAATAAACCATAAGGGGCAGCCCCATCAAATATAGTACAAGCCCCATTTAATTCTTTACCAATTCCACTTTGCTCAAACATTGATAAAACTTCGTCTTGAAGTTCATTTGGGTTTAATGGATTAATCAATTCTTTTGATTTTTCTGCTTCTGTTTGTTGTTTCATTGATATTGCCGCGGACGCTTTTCCTACAAGTTCAGTTTGAATACCTTTTGTAAAATCGACTGCTAAAATAAGTGGTTTTACACTGAATAAGCTATCAAAAAAATGCCAGTTTTTTGGATTTCCTAAATTGGTATCACTTATTAAGAAATTTTTTTCATTGTTAAAATTATATACTAATTCGTCTTCATGTTGGTCAATTGTTACACAATTACTGTATTTTAAACATCTTTTAATAGCTTCATCTTCATTTTTCAGTCCATTGTCTATTTTCAACTCGTCCGGGAATCCGTCAATATTCCAAAAATATTCACCAATTGACTGAACGCAATTCAGACCATGGAAATCATGACCATAAGTACCATCAATAGTAGCACATAAGAATTCATAATAAGAAATCTTACTTTTTAGTTCATCAAAATTGGTTTTGTTTTGTGGCTCCAATAATCGGAAAACATCATTAGCAACGTAATATGTCCATCTTGGTGATGTATGATTTATTTTTTTGCCAAATAATGTATTTCTACATTCTAATAATTTACTTAAGTTTTCCTCCGTGCTTATTACGTTTTTTATTTCATCAATAAACATTGATAGATTTATTAACTTTTGATTCGAATTATAAACCAAAAATGGGGTTTCATCTTTTTCGATTTTTTTTCTTAAATCATATAAATTATTATATTCCATGTCAATTGTCGTTACTCCTTTCAACGTTGTTAAATATTTTTTATAACTAGTTAATAATTGCCCTATCATATTATCATCTGTAAATATAGATTTAATTTCATTTAAATCGGTTGACGTTTCAATTAATCCCAAAAGCACAGATAGAGTAGCAATAACCCCTTTTTGAACAATTATATTTTGAACATTTTTATGTCCTTGAGATGATTTTCTAGTACATAATGTCTCAAATGGAAATGGCAAGTAATCTATTATTAAAGATGATACTCCAGCACATATTTTATCTGAACTTATAAAAGCGACTTTTGCATCATTATTTATTATATTAAAAATAGAACCCATAGATGTTCCTCCAGTTGTAATAAGCTGTCTGATATAATTTATTAATTGTCCCATTTGTGATATATCTGAATAACTCTTACCTAATATAATTAATTGTAATGATATAATTATGCTTTCATAAGTAGGATCATCTAAATTTTGTGGTTTAATCAAGACTTTGTTTATTAAATTATTTAGGTACCCCTTATTGGGAGATTCACCACTCCACCAATTTCTTTCAGCGGTTTCATCCTCTTTTTGACCTTCCATAAACCGAATCAATTGTTCATTTGAAGTGTTTTCATCTTTTGAAAATGCCTTATACGTATAAATTTTGTTATTTATAATTTCTATACATGCTTTGGCTAAATACAATAATCTTTTTTGTGGAGTTCCATCTGTTTTTGGGCAGTCAAATGAATAAGGATTTTTTAGGTAATTTTCAACTTCATTTATTTGGGCATTTGGATATAAATCTAGATTTTTTACAGAAATTGAACGATATGCGGGGGCTTCTTGACCCATAATATTGCTGCCGGTTGTCCCACCTCCTGCTGGTAACGGAATACTATATATTGTAGGATTTTCTAAAATATTTTCTGGAGTTTTACTACGTTTTGTTGTCGCACCGGTTTTATATTGGTCATCAACATTTTTTTTTTTTGTCGATTTTCGACTACTCATTATATAATAACGAACTATAATTTTTATATAATAAACTTTACTAAATCATTATTCAATAGCAATTATTATATATAAAATGTGTATTTACGTTATTATTATGAAAAACCATTTTTATAATATAGTATAAAACGATTTGATTATTGAATGGATATTTTGTATTATAGTAATTATTGTAAGCATTGTCAAAAAACATTACAAACTTTAGTAAAAGGTAATTTAACAGACAAAATAAGTTTTATTTGTATTGATAAACGTGTGCGTGACCCAAAAACAAATCAAGTATTCATAACTTTAGAAAATGGTGGGAAGGTTGTTATGCCTCCAAACATCAATAGTGTGCCTGCCTTGTTGTTGGTGAAACAGAATTACCGAATATTATTAGGCGATGAAATTATAAAACACTTTCATCCACAAATGAAACAAATTAATGATATGGCTACGAATTTTAATGGTGAACCTATGGGATTTCATTTAGGGGGTTCTAGTGGTGGTTGTAATATTGTATCAGAACAATTCACTTTTTATAATATGTCTCCAGATGATTTAAGCGCAAAAGGGAAAGGAGGTATGAGACAACTATATAATTATGTTTCAGCAAATGATGACATAAACCTAATTAATACGCCACCTGATAATTACCGACCAGATAAATTGTCAAATAATGTAACTATCGATAAATTACAACAGCAACGTTTAGATGAAATTGGAACTGCAACTCAAAAACCGCCGTTTTTATAAGTTTATATATAAATTCTAATAATAGTTTTATTTGTATTTTTTCATTAGTACAAAACAATATAAAAATTTCGTCATCTAGATATATAACTTGTTATTATGACAGATAAATCAACTATATTAAAAGCATTTAATAGTCATTTTTTTGATTTTTTAGCAGATATTATTAGTGTCTTTCCAGATAATCAAGATTTAGCAGTATCAAAAACCAGTTTTGAAACCATAAAAAAGGCGAACCCTACTATTATTCTAAAAGCATGGAAAACCTATGTTTATTTACCATACAAAGATGTGATTGACGGTGGTGATATTACATTTTTTTTAGAAAAAGACTATAGTAGTGATTTATCTATTTTGGCCAATTCTAGTGAAATAATGAAGATTATCGATAAACTACGCCAACCGATCAAAGAGATGGATGATGTAAACAAAGAACATTCTATAAAATATATCCAAAATCTTAGTAAATTATCTATGTTATATGTATAGATGCCGTTTATTCATTTTAGTAATCAAGTCTTTTCTGGGTATTCGAATGCCACACAAAATACAAAACAAAAAATAACTATGAAACCGCTTTTTACAGCACAGTCGTCTGTATATTATAAACCACATAGTTTGGCTAGTGGTGGAGTAGGTACGGTGCGTAATTCTAGAAGCAAAGCCAGATTTACATAGTGTATATGACATAAAAATAATATAGTAAAATGTAGTATATTATTTTACACCTTTTTCACATTGAAGATGCGCGAAGTTGACCTCAACATACTTAGTCAGCATAGCTTACCAATCGAAAACATGACAAAATGACAAAATCGCAAAATATTAAATAATATTTACATATAATATAAATAATTCAAAAAATGAATCAAACACCTCAGATACCTCACTTAGAAATAGGAAATGGTTTAAATTTAGTTTATAATAATAAAACAGATTTAGGAATAGGACAATTTGAACCTGAAAACAATTATGTTCCAATAAATGAAGATACAAAAAAAAAGTATTTCTTACCAACTACAGTAACCAGTTCAAGAAACGGTGTTTTTATCATTATACCACAATATGCGGGAGCAATAATGTTTAAAAATAGTTTTGAACAAAATGAGACTGATGAAATTAAAAAAAACAAAATTTTTAAAGCTATAGAGAAAATAATAAAATTTCGTATTTTACCAGGCGTTTTTGGTTATGCTGTTTTTTTAGACACTCCAAATAAAACATCAACCCAAACGAATAAAAGTTACTTTCATCAAGATTCACCAGCAACTACTGTATTAAGTCAAAATGCTAAAGAACTTTTAATGCATATGCAATTAACACACACACAAACCGGCATTAATCAACGAACAGGAGGTCCTTTATTTAAACCAAGGAATAGCGATTATACTCTCATTGAATATAGAAATGTTTGTGTTTCAACCGCAGTAAGAAATCGGTCAACACAGGGAGATTATATAAGATTTTGGGCATGTCCAGGAACAGTGCTCTGTATAGAAAATACTACACAAGAACATTCTACACCGTTTGTTATGAATGACAATTCAATAATTGATCGCACATTTGGCGATAAGACAATAACCGACCAAGAAACAAAAAATAGTGAAATTAGAGAACTGTATAGAACACAAATTATCCCTGTAGAAAATGATTTATATATGAATCTAATAAAAGATGAACTACAAGAAGGTGTAGATTATGATTATATTCAATTTACTGAAGTGGAATGGAATCAAATCATCTCACTGACAGCATTCAATTCAATGCCTCTACAAGATTATGCTTTAAATTCGCAGTATAGAAATCAACAAGAAGCCGGAAAAAAGTTAAACAAAAAACAGAAAATAAAAAACAAAAGTAAAACTAAAAGTAAAAAAACACATAAAAACAAACAAAAAAACGCAACAAAAAGCAGAAAAAATAAACATTTCAAACCACTCATCAAATGAAATTGTTAACTTATTTGATTTTATCTAACCATATAAACGACGATTTTCACTTATTATAAATAAAAGTTCTCTAGGTTCCATTTTATCAAAATATTCTAATACTGTTTGACATGTTATGTTTTGTCTAGAGTCTATCTTCGATTTACGTGATTTACATAAACTAGCCAAATAAATATTTTGATGTATTTTGAAAATATGTGTAATATATTTATCATGTATATCATGTTTTTTCTCAACATAAAATAGCATATATGCGTTGTGAACATTTGATACATAATTTAAATACTCATTTTGTATATTATTGAATGTTTTTTTCATAGATGGATAAAATTTCAAATAATTATCTATTTGACCAACGCGACGCAAACAAAAATAATGATATTGTAAATTCGGAGCGATTCTTCTTGATAATTTTAAATATTCATATTCTTGGTTTTTTATAGTTGTATGTTCTCCTGTAGTTGTATTAGTGACTACTACCCCTTTTATCATTTCTTTTTCTATCAAAAATAGATTTTTCAACTTTTTTGATGAATCGATATTGTATTTTTGAATATCGTATTGTTTTGGATGATTTATAATACCTTCGATATCTTTAATAAAAGACCAATTTTTATAGTTATGTGGCGAAACATAAACTGCTTCGTGTGGATAAATATAATATACAGCCACTAAAAACAGTGTTGGATAATCAACCGGCAATACTATTTTATTATTTGGATGTTGTAATATAAATGTATATGAAATCGATTTACAAAAATATTCTAGTATTGGCAAATCGTTCAATTCTTGCCCTTCATTTGCTCGTAACGCATCCAGAAACATATTATAAAACGTTTTATTTTCGCTTTTATCACTGTTTTTTTCATCGTTTGATTTCCCATAAAACCAATAGTTACATCCAACCGAATTCTTTGTAGCAATTTCCCATCGATTGATACTTTTATCATAAAACAAATTTATCATTACACCTTCTATAAGTTCGTTGACAATAATTGTTTCTTCTTGTAATAATGAATCATATTCAAAGAATACTGTTTCCGTTATAGATTTGGGTGGAGAAAAACATAATAATTTTTTATCTAAATAAGAAAATATAACAGAACGGTAATTTCGAATTTCAATATCATCGAAACACATATATTGCTTATCATAATTCAAAACATAATATATATTATATTTCGATGAATTAACTTTTTTATTTATTTTCAATGACTTTGTATCAAAATCTATTTTATATGAGTTTGTTAATATTGTTTGCATAATCTTATACATATTGTGTAAACATCTTTATTTGTTTTATTGATATTATTTAATATCAATGTTATATACTATACCATTTTGGATAGTCTTGATAAAAAACACCTTTTCTTTATCTGTGCTCAATTTATTTTTTTCCATTGAAGCAGAATCTATTTGAGGTATACCATCGTCGTTTGGTATTTCGAAAAATTTATCATTCCAATCTTTCATTACAAATATTTTTTCCTTTTTATCTGATAAAAATTCTAATTCATAATATGGTATATTATAATTTCTATTTAGGTTGTTATAATCAGTGTTTATAATCAAATATTTGTCACATAATCTTCCCAATAGTTTTGATTTTAATTCTTTATAAACTCTACCCAATTTCATATTTTTCACTAAAACAATATTCATTTTACATTATAAATATAAAAAATTTTTATATATTTTTATATATAATAATTAAAAGTAGTCTATGAATAAAAAATTTACACCTTTCTCATTGTATTTGCTGATTAATTCTGTTTTATATCAAAATAAATTCCTTCATCTTGTCCCTCCGGTTTGGAACTAATTATAATATATTTATCATTTTCTTCAAAGTTTTCTTCTTTATATTTGTTTATTCTTTTACAATCATAATGCATATTTAGAGGTGCTTTTAATTTCATAATATATGGATATTGTTTCAATAAATCACACTCAAAAATGAAAAATATGGCATATTTGTTGTTTACACTTAATATTCTTTTAGCATCACTTCCTGTTGTAGAATAAGCAATCCACCCATGGTCTTTGCTTTCAAATAATACTATATGTTTTTTTAGCATTATACTAAATTAATAATTTATATATTTTTATATCGTTTTCATTAAATAAATGAGCGTTTTACACAGTTGAAGATTTATTCATCGACCATGAATAAAAAATTGATAATTCTATAAATATTTATTTTTTATATAAAATGAATACTATGAATACTGAATCAATGTTAGTAACAATCAAAAGACAACGCGAATATTTAAATGAATTAGCAGAAGATAAAAAAAAATTAATACGTGAAAATGAACGAATATCGTCCGAATTAGCTTTTAATTCTAATAGTTTAGAAAAAATACGTAAAAATCATATTAGCGATTTGATAAGACTAATGGAAAAAAATATTGAATTAGAATCCAAAATCAATGAAATTAACAAAAAAAATCAATCATTAATTGATGAAAACGCGAAAATTAGCAATGAATTATCAAATGAAAAACGCAAACATGCTGAAACAATACATTATTATGAAGGACTACATTGTGGTGAAGAATGTATTTGTGTAAAAGATGAAGATTTATGTCCTTATTGTCGAATTGAAGGCAGTGAGTCGAAAGATTCGTTCTTTTCAATAGAAGATTTTAATGATAATAATTCACAAAGTCAGGACATTGAATGTATAGGGACACGAATTAATGATAATGATGATGAATATCAACTTTTGATTGAAAAAATTTATATTAAAAAGAATACACACGAGATAGTAGCAGATAATAAAACCGATGATATAGTTGAATGTACGAATACTATTGAAATCGATGATACTGTAACATATAATGATATCTATGATGAAAATTTACCATTGATAGAAAGAATAGACCGTTGTCTCAATAATATTAGTACGGAAGATGAAAATGAAAATGAGAATACAATTCAAACTAATCTTACAAATTGTTATCATGAAAATTCAATTACATATCAATTAATAACAAAAGATAAAGATATGTATAGTCACAAAAAAAATGATGATAATGATCACGAATTTAATTATATTATGTCAAATGGAAAAAATGAATACGTGGATAATTACTTCTCAAATAGATTGTAACAATGTATATAAATGAAATGTTCGGTAAATTAGAAAAAAATATTACGATTTTTTATTGTCAAATATTGACAACTAAAAATATAATTTAGATAGATTATATATATATTAGATTATATATATAATTTATAATGGAAATAGATTCATTGGATAACAATAATATGAACGAAACACAAAATGTCGACGATACAATTGAATCTACTGAAAAAAAATTAGAAACTCCACGCGAATCTAGTCCAAAAGTTACAAATGATAATAGTGTTATGTTAGAATTAGGGGATATTATTGAAATTATTGCTCCTACAAATAAAGATATTCATGAAATGACAGCTTATATTACATATATTGATAAAAGTAAAATATTGACTGCTATTCCTAGTGAAAATGATACTGTACGTATTCATCAGTTTAATATAACAACTGAAGGTTATTTTAGTGATGAATCTATTAAACAAATTATTATTGTAAGTCGTAGTGAAGAAAAAGGTTATGCCAGACAAAATAATTTATTGCCAGGAAAATGGTTTGATATATATTTTGGAGGTGAAATACCAGTAATTATAAGTGGAGAAATAACTAATTTAGAAAATGATATGATTGAAATAACTACGTATCCTGAATTGAAAACACTTTATATAGATTTTGGTTATAAAGGAATTCCTGAAAATATCCCTATTGATAAAATTGTACCTCGTGAAAAACCAGAGTCATTGAACAAAAATATTTCATTAGCAATATTGAAAGAACAATTAGAAGAGGGTGAGATATTAGAAATAGAAGCAGATACAGATGAGTTAGCCACTATGGAATTTACAGAATCGGGTGAATCTATCATACAAATACCACCAGATGCCATTGCTGATGAAAATATAAAAGACACTCTTCATGGATTATATATAGATGCCAACTCCATTGTTTTTGGAAAAAAACTAGCACCAATAGCCCAGTTAGTTGAAGTTCCAGAGGGAGAACGCAGATTTGGAATAGATATTCAAATTAATGATTTAATGGATGAATTACTATCTACTATACCAAATAGCCAACGTACCAAACAAGTTTTAGATAATATTCATAATTTAATTGAACGATTTAAGGAATTGCGTAGTTTGTATTCTAAATTTGATAACAATAATAATGCTTATGATTTAAAAATGGTAGGTGCTTTACATAAACCACTCATCGAACATATTAATAAAATAGATAAAAATTTGAAATGGATTATACCAGTTGTTACAAATCGTCGTAAAATTTATGATGACGAAGTAAAATTAGAAATGCCGGATGTTGTTAATGAAAAATTTGGTAGTGGTGCTCGACGTATAGAATCATCACAATTAGATAAATCATTGGATTATTCTACTTTAAATAATCGTGTTCAAGAATTTATTACTCCATTCGAACCTACATTAGAAACCCATAAATTATTAGGTTCAGTAAATGTTTTAGAAAACATAGATTCGATTGTCGATAATTTGGAAGATTTTTATAGTAGTATTTATACAAAATCGGGTATTGTAAAACGTAAATTTGTTATTCAGCGCTATAACTTGGGTTTGTCAAAATTAGATGAAGTTGTTCTTAATACAGGTAAACCTATTTATGTACGTGTTCAAATGACACCCAATGATAAAATGGATGTAAAATCATTATTAATGATGCCTGAACCAGTTATACGTTACTCTGCTATTAATTTGCCAAGTACAAATATTCTTGAAAAGGCAACATTACATCAAAACCCTCTTATGCTATTTAAATTATTACGTAAAAATACGGATATTGCTGAACATGTAATTGATGATTTATCGAAAGAGTTTGATTATGAGAAAATGGAGGAAGAAACGAAAAAGGATTTTTTATCCACTTTCAATCATTTTGTATTAGATGAAGATATTGGCAGTGATATTGAAAAAAGTGAAAAATTTCAACGTTTTCTTGAAATCATTATTCCTAAAACAAGAACTTTTATTCGTTTAATTCGAAAATATATCAAAGATAAAATTTCATTTGTAGATGTTGTCAAGAAATTAGAACCTTTTACTATTTATCCATCTGATATTAGTTATAAACAATATATGGAGATTCGTTACTTAATAAAAACGAAAATAAAAGAATTCAAAACTGAATATGAAAATCGTTATAATATTTTTTCAAGTATTCGAAATTATAAATACAATGTAGTTTCAAAACCAAATCCTATCTTGAAAATATTATCCGAACGTTCCGATTTTATTGATTCTTTTTTTCAAACTTATAAATTTTTATCCATTGATAAGGAAAAAACTAATCTAACGTCTCAAGAAATACTGTTTAAAATGATTGAAATGGATAATGGAAATTTATATACAAATCTGGTAACCTCTATATTGATATCATTAATGAGTCCAAATAACCTTATGGATGTTATTGCTGAACCAAATATTGATAATATCTCCGATACTGAAAAAATAAGGCCCACTGATTGTTCTCGTAGATATTTGGCAAAAAAATATACATCCATTGGAGAACTTCAAAAAGATAATAATGTAGATGAAGTTTATTACGATAAGGATTATGACGATACTCCATATGATATTTTGAATAAATACAAAGATGACCAAAAACGTATGGCCCCCGAATTATTCTTGGATTTCTTATCTATGAATTTGATAAAAAAACATGATTGTCCCGAAAATATAGCGAATGAATTAGCCGCCACATTAATTTCAAAGAAAAAACTTGTATCCGATGGTGAATATGCCATTCTTGAAATTAAACCAAAATTACCCAATGATATTGATGAAACTGAACTTTCTGTAAAAGAAAAATTATCAATCGAAGAAGAAGCTAATATTCGTAAGAAAACTGATTATTATCGTAGAGTTAAAAATAACTGGGTGCGCGATGATTCGATCGGCGAAGAAACTTTTTTCGATAATAATACACTATTTTGTAATATAAGTAGTGAATGTTTCAAAAATACAAAAAACAATGTTTGTGAAACCATATCCGATGCTTCCGCACGTATGAAAGAAATATCAAAAAAGAAAATGATAGATGAATTTGATAAACGTTACTCTGTAAATGTAGAAGAATTAGAAAAAGAATTAGAGAACAAGATCAATTATTATATCAAAAATCTTAATAAAACACGTATATTAAAAGAAATTCAATTATACAAGGCTAATAATATTTCATTTGAACTAGGTAATTTGGCAAATATATATGATATTATTGAATCACCATACATGAAATTACGTGATTTGATTCTTGGTCAAGAAGATTTTACGAAAAAGCAATTCGATATTTGTAGATTTGTTGATAATTTTTGCCGCGCACCTATGGTAGAACAATTAGATGAAAACGCTCATTGGTTATATTGTAAAGATACTAACATCAAATTAATTCCATCTTGTTTATATGAATTAGCCAAAACTTTTGTTACTGGTGATAATTATTCAAATAAATTGGCTGAATTATGCCATAATATTGGCATTTTGAGTGACAATGGTGATTCTATAGTCGATAAACATAGTGGGTTTGTTCTCCGTAAAATAGATTTTAGTTCAGAAGAAGGGTTTGATGAATCCGGATTTCATATTACATCACACGATATTCTAGAAAAAGATTTGGGCACTACTGTTAGCAATTTAATTCACAAACAAGAAAAACGAGTATTTGAGAACGAAGAAATGGAATCGATTTATAATGTTCTCACTACCATTTGTACTAATGTAGATATTCCAATTGATTCTATTGAAGAATTTGTTATGAGATTATCAAGAGAAGTAATAACCGCTAATATTTTGAGTGAATCCTCTTATAAAAAACGTGCTGATAAATTAGAGAAAGAAAGGGGTAAAAAATCGGCTCCTTATAAAGATTATCGTAATGAAACAATTATAATAATAATATCTTGTATAACTTTAATTGCTATTCAAACCGCTACACCGTCATTCCAAACAAAACGGTCTTTCCCTGGTTGTGTTCGTTCTTTTAGTGGTTATCCTATGGATGGAATTGAGGACTTAACTGGCATAAAGTATATATCATGTCTATTAGATAAATCTAAAAGTAGTATTTCTATTTGGGGCGCAATAAAAAAATACAATGCGGATGTATTAGCAAAACGTATGAAAGATATTCTAGAAAATGTTATTATGAAAAAACGTAGTGATATCAACGAATTGTATTTGAAAAAACGTGAATACATGTTATTATACCCTGAATTAACCTCACCAGAAGAACATAATATTTCAAAATGGAAACATTTTTTACCACCTATCGTTAAGTATAATATTTTAAAAACATTACGTAATGTTAGTTCTGATTTCAAAAAGGATTTTATGGAATTAATTAAAAAGGGTAGCAAAGAACAACATAATTCTATCTATGTGATAAAGGGAAAGGTTCTCCAATATGGTTATGGAATTATAGAATCTATTAATGAAATTGTTAAAGAAAAAGACACACTCTTGAAAACATCGTCACGTATTCCATTTTTAGAAAACGCGTGTTGTAATGAAAATGTAAACGCAACAAATCCAATATATTATTTTAATGAACAAGACAAAAACATTTCTATTTATATCACAAATGCTAAACAATTAGCGTTATTATTAAAAGATGCTAAGACATTGGCTACCGCACCTATGTTTTATCATCCAGATTTCACTGGTATTAACTACCCAACAGTTTCTACTGATTATTCCGAAGAGAACATTTACGCTGCTATTATTCATTATTGTAATTTTGATAGAGAATTACCAGTTCCAGAAGAATTGAAAGTCATAATATCAGAAAAACCTGCTGAATATAACTCAAAATGGTCTATTTTAGAAAAAATCGAATTTTTAAAGCGAAATGGCAAACGATTTTCAGTAGAACATTTACAACAATTAATGACTATAATTCGTGAAAAAAACATTGTTTCCGTTGATTATTCTAATTATTTTACACAAATTGATGCTTTTAAAGACGTATTAGAAAAATTAGATATGACAGATTCTGCTGTAATTGAATCTCCATTAAGACGACATATTGGTTCAGTTCTCAGTAGTTTTTCACAAAGTAGTATGAGTAACGAACTATCACCAGAATTAAAAACATTAAACGGATATTTATTAACAACTAATCAAAAATTATACAATGAAATAATGGATTTCTTTGATACACATGGTAATTTAACGAACAATGAATACGAAAAATTACACGGTTTCATATCGAAAATACGAAAATGGGATTTAGATAAGCCTATGAAAGAATCACAATTATACTATGATGAAGGTTTATATACAGTTACCCAATTCATCAAAAATGCTATTGATTCCATGTCGAAATTATATCCTAATATTCTTTTAAATAACGCCGGCTTTTATAAAAAAGTACCAAAACATTGGGGGTTATCACAATTTCACACAACGGACGTTACTAATATCATTACAACTTATTATCAGAAAATCGAAAAATTCAAAGAAGACAAGGTATTATTAAGATTATTAATGGAAATCAACACAAAATTACTTGATATTAATCTGTTTATTGAGAACATTCCTATCCAAACTGAAATCATTAAAGCAGTTGATGGAGAAATAGTTAAATTTCATAGTTTATTTGATAAAACAACAATTTATCGTTTGTATTCTTACTGTTTTTATTCAACTATTCACGAATATATCGTATCTAGTTTCGATATCAATTTAGTAAGAATGGATTTAAATGAATACCGGGGTTCAATGCGAGAAATTATTAGTGATAATTCAAATATGTCTAATCAAATCGGGACTCAATTCAATAATTTAGAAGAAACAAATATTGAGAAAGATAATGATTATCAAGAAGTACAAATTGAAACTGGTAATTTATTGGAATTGAAAGAACGTGTTTGTAATTTATTATTGACATTTTTAGATGTTGAACGTGAAAACAAATCGACTATTGACTATACTTACAATGAAATTATACGTCTTACAAATCGTTCCAAACAACAAGAAAAAGAAGGTATTATCAAATATTTGGGAGATATGAGTATTCAAGAACGTAAAGTGGAAGATATGTTTAAAAATTACAGGTTGGGTCGCTGGAACGTCGGGCAACAAACCGGTCTTATTGAATATGATAAAGATACATATGACCGCGAACGTAATGAATTATTACAACAATTATATGAAAATGGAGGTGATGATAATGGAACTGAAATGGTAAGAGATATATACGATATTGAACGCGAAGGCATGGATTATGATGAGGATGAGATTGAAGACGCTGATATATATGATAGACCAGATGCTGGACTTGATGATTTAGGTGAGAATTATATGGATGGTGAATATTATGAAGAAGACCGTGATGAAAATGATTTTGGAGATGAATAAATTTTTGGTTTTTTTGATATTTTTTGAATAATTTTTTGAATAATTTTTTGAATATTTTTTTGAATATTTTTTCGGTTATTATAATAGTATAGTAATATAATAACTATTTAACATGAGAGGTTTTATTTATAATAACAAATTACCAATTTCTATTATAATATTTTTAGTATTGTTCTCGATTATACATTATATTAAGCCTGGACTATTATATACCAATGAAGGAGGTTTTCGACAATTTGGTATAGGTTATCGTCATAAAACAGTAATACCCGTATGGTTAGTTGCTATTTTTCTAGCCATATTATGTTATTTATCAGTTCTCTATTATTTAGCATATTTTTAGTTTACGTGCTATTAAAATATAATTTTTATATTTATTTTATAAATGGATACATCACATCTTATTGAATCTACAGCAAAAAATCATTTGTTTCAAACATTAAAACAATGTCATAATCATCGGGTTTCAATATATTATTATGTTCTCAATATTGGTATATTTTTGTTATTTGTATCTATAACTGGACTTATACTATATTATTGTAATAAATATAAATTATCTGACGTTGATAAAAAACGAAAAATGTATAAAGACCAACAGTATGTATTATCAAAAATAAGATATTTTCAAGAAGAGCGAAAACAAAATGATAACCAAATGAGTAACATTACTCAATTGCCGTTTACATAGAAATAAATATATTATCTATAATATTTATATTATATAAATAAATATGAATATTATCAATGAAAAACGTGAAGAAATTATTAAAGAAAACAATAACGCACAAGCAAAACTAATGTCTATGCTAGAAACTATACCAACTTATTCTCAAAGCATTTCATTTTCAGAACCTCTTCATGGAGATATCGATTTTTCTATTTTAGAAAAACTAGGGTTTGATAGTATAAATCATATCCGTTTTGAACCAGGTGAAATAACAAATATAATTGGCCTGCCAAAGCAATTATTTACTTTGACTTGTCCTGAAAATTTATTAGTAAATATTGAGAACCTACCAAATAATTTGAAATACATCGAAATTCCACATAATTATTTAACCAATATTGATATAAGCAATTTGAAAAATCTAGAAACATTGAATATTTCTGATAATAAAATACAAATATTAGAGAACCTACCAATATCCCTTAAGAATTTAATAGCTGACCATAATGAATTGAAATATTTGGATTTGAAAAATATGAATAACCTGTATCAATTGAATATTTCCAATAATAAAATTACACTAATTGAGAACCTACCAGAAGGAAGAATTGATATTATTAGTGATAATAATCCTTCAATTGAATATAGAACTGTTCTCGAAACTATAGAAAAAGACGTCGAAAACCAAAACGATAAATTTATACAAATTTCTTATTTAGAATCATTGAATAGTTATTTCAAACTAAAAAATAATTACGAATCGAAAATACGTTCTGATAAAAGAAAAATAATGGAGAAAAACGAGAACAACAAAGAGAATAAAAAGAAGGGCAAAAAACAACTATTATCATATAAACCTCAGTGTATCAAATGTAAAAGACCAGTTGGAACGATTTTTTCTAAAAGTAATAATAATTATATAGTTATTTGTGGTGATACAATACAACCATGTTCTCTTAATATACAAATATATCCAGGTGATAAAAATAATATTGAACATTTAATAAACCTATTCAAGGAAGAAGTAGATAGTTTGAGAGATATTATTATTCGACAAAAATTAGATACATTATTTAATTATGTCACTGAAGATAAATCAGTAGAATTATTTAAAAAAGAATTGGAAGCATATAACCAAGATAGTGTTATTTTAAAACAATATATCGATATGAATGATGAATTATTTCATAATAATCATAAAAAAAAATTAATTGAACAGAAAAACGAGAAAATATTTCGTGTAATCGAGAACATTCGTAATTTATTGAATGAATATAAAAATACAAAAAATCGTGAACTATTGAAAACCGCTGTTCAATTACAAGTAGATGAATTATTACCAGAAACTCGTATAATACGAATGATGAAAAATGAAATCATGGAAATACAATATACTACTATTTCTAATCACAACGAGTACTCTGTATTTAAGTATCCTATTAGTTTAGAAAAACTGGATATATCTATTGGAGAACCATCAAAAGTAAATAAATATAATATTTAGTATATTTATAGTATTTACTATTTTTTTATCAATATGGAACGTGGACTTATGATGCTTTTACATTCTCTACTAATTGGGCTCTTATTATACGTTATTATGGTATTTCTAATGAAACAACCAGCCCGTATCGCCGAGGACCGTAGTGTTCTTTTAGGTGCTCTTGTGCTAGTTTATATGGTACTATTTGGTCATGGATTACCAAAAAGAATCAATAGAAACATCATGTAAATTTATGCGTAAATAGTTTTATAAAAAACACATATTTTTTATAAAAAATTGACAGTTTTTATAATCATTTATATAATAATAAAAAATATAAACGATAAGATGGCAGCTTTATTTGATACAGTTTTCGAAAACAAAAAAACATCACATGAAATTCATATTTCACATTTGGAAAAACAATTACATAAGGGACAGGATTACATAACTAGCGGTGATAATTTTATATGGGGGTTTGATGGACATGCTAATAATTATATAATAGATAATATACGCGGTTTGAATTTGAATCATTTTATTGATGATATTGACCCTATTTTATCATTAGCCAATTATTTAAATGAAAATGCCAAAGTGCCAAACCATATTACATCTGGTTCGACATCATTTTTAGTAAAAAAAACTGACGACGAAATATCACTTGAATGGGTAGGAGATTCACAAATAGCTGTTTTCGAAAAAACACAAAATTCAGCCGATTATAAAATGACATTTATGAGCGAACCTGATAAATGGGATAAACCATTTGAAAAAGAACGTTTAACAACTATGAATTCTCAAATATATGCTTCTCCTAGTAAAGATATTAAAATTGTGTCACCAGATACAATTGAAATGATAGATACATATTACATTAATTTTCCCTCTGGACTACAGTTAGCTACTTCTCAAGCATTAGGTCACAATGGACAAACTGGCTGCGTTCCAAATAAAAAAATAATTTCAATAATTGAGGGCACTACATATCGCGTTGTTTCTGGTAGCGATGGATTTTGGCAATTAGTTCTTACTGATAATATAGACGATTTTAAAATATTAACTACAAAACCTTGTGAAGAATTATTAGAATTATCAGTAAATCGTTGGAATTCGAATGATTGGAAGTGTTATATTAATGGCCCTGATAATGAACCAACTATTGCTGGTTTTGGTAATTGTAAAGATGATGTTTGCGTTGGCATAATGGATATAATTTCAATATAAAAAATCGATTATTTTAACATTCTTTTTACATGTTTTTTTACGCTTCTTTTTGGCGATTTTGGCGATTTGGATGATTTAGAATCGCGTTTTTTATGCGTCTTTGATGTTTTTGAATGACTTTTATATTCTGGTTTAAATTTTTGAATATCATATACAATAGCAGTTTTTCCTTCTTGGCAATGACTAGCACTTCGGTAATTTGGAACTCTTCCATACAATACATTATCATTTGTAGTAGAAATTAAAACTTCGTCTGTTCCTTTTATGAAAAAATATTGTCCAGATTCGGATTTTGTTATTGCTATCGCATTTTCTAAAGAAATTACGTTTGTAAAATCATTCAAAATAATACCTATTTTATTGATTAGAACATAAGGATAATCCCTATTTACGTTTCGATAACCAATACCTCTACAGTCAAATACAATAGCATTATCGGTAGTAGTCATATTTATAAATTCTTTTAATGTTGATTTTGTTGATAAATAATAATTTTTTTCATATAAAAAAACAATATTATCAGCATCCTCTTTTGTGTAATCATGTATGTTTGTATCTTCCATCATAATAGGGTCGTATATCGTTTCTGTTGTTTTAATTTTTATTTTACCCTTATGTGTATCTAAAGCTTTGTTTGAAAGAGTTTCTATATTGTACTTTTCTTTTCTATCATACGAAACTGGCACAGAGGCATTGATTCCATTAGGGTCGTCAAGTTGGATATCATCAAAGCCATTTTCATAATCATCTATAAGAGAAAAACTACCATTCATATCATTATCTAATTCTAATAATGTATTATAAATTTCATCATCATCCATTGTCAATGAACGTCGTCTAGGTCTTCGTGGTGCCCTTAATGTTATGTTTGGATGAATCTCTCTTGGAGGTGTAGTCAAATTATAAAAATCTTCTGGCGTTGTTATTGGTGATGAAATATTGATAATTGAATTTGGAGAATTCCTAGATGAACTTCTACTTCTTGGCATAAAAGTATATTATAAAAATATTTATATAATATAAAAATATTTTTATTAGTATTTTGTAATTAGATACACAATCACATATTATATCGATTTTCTTTTATATGTTTTTCTAGACGGCTTTTTCTTATTATTTTTTTTGGATGATTTTTTATTTGTTTTTTTCTTTTTGCCACCAGTTGATTTACGTTTTTTATTTGAACTTGTTATTTCAGGATTGAATATTTCAACATTATATAAAATAGCACTTTTTCCAAGTTGGCAATGATTCCCTGAAATGCTATTTGTAGCAACACCATTCAACCCATTATCACTTGTTATAGTTGGTACCACGTTATTTGTATTCGTTAAAATAAAATATTGTCCAGAAGTAGGTTTTGTAATAGCAATCGCATGTCTCAATGAAATAATATTTATTATATCATCTGTTAAATCATTCAATAATATTCCTAATGTATGAATCAATACATATGGATTTTCTCTATCTACATTAGCATAACCAATTCCTCTACAATCAAATACAATAGCGTTATCAGTAGTTGTCATATCTATAACTTTGCTTAACATTGATTTTGATGATAGATAATAATTATTTTCATATAAAAAAACAATATTGTCAGTACTCTTATTTATATAATCTATTATATTTGTTTCATCTAATGTTATAAGGTCTTGTATTATTTTATTTTCTGGTATTTCTACACTGCCTTCATAATTATTTAATTTATCGTTTGAAAGAGGTTCAATATTAAATGGTTCTCTCCTAGCATATGTGCTTGGTATCGAGAAAACTTGTGGATTTTCTTGTTCATTGAAAGAAAATGGAAATAAAATGCTTGGAGCGTCCGGTTGTTCAACGACATTTCGAAAGCCTCTTCCATTACGTCTTTCCCGACCGATTGTGGGGGGCAATTCCACAAGAGGTCTTCTTGGTGGTGTGCTAAATTCCATTTATATAATAAAAATGTTTATATTATATAAAAATATTTTTATTAACAATTATTATAATTGGATACACCATCCCACATAATATTATATTTATTTGCCCAATCTTTTTGAGAACATACAGATATTTTACCTCCACTTGACCAACGAGTATCATTAAAATTAATAATATTTTTTGCGCGGTCATACCCTATAGTATTTCCATCATTTAATGTTAAACCATTTACATCATAAATGCTGCCAAGATTTTTTGTTCCAGTTACATTTCTTGGTATATTACATGAACTAGGGTCTGAAATAGAAGCCCCCCAATAATCTGGACATGAATTTGCTACTGGAGGAAATATTTCGCCATTCCCACTAGTTTTAGCATTATTCATTAAAATGCCAATATAAGTCAATAATAATATCAATAGCACGGTCGCGATAGTTAAAACAATAGTATAGAAAAGGTCCATTATATAATATTAGAATAAATAAATATTTATGAAAACGAAACCACTAAATATATTTAGTATTGTTCAATGGTTTTATTTCTAAAATAAGAATATACAAATATAATATTTCTATATGTCTAGTTACTTAGATTCATATAATGGTGAAAAAAATCAAATTATAAATTCCGAAAAATATAATGGTCGAGTCAATATTATTGAACCTCCTTCACCAGATATTCGTTTTCAAATGCAAGAAAAAATTTCTATAAAAAATAAAACAACTGAATACCGCGAGGCATTGACAGGTACATGGGAAAATAATATTCTTTCTGATGTGTTTTTTTCTGCTGGAAATATTCAAATAGTTCAAAATGGATTACGTGCTGGTGTATATGAATTGTCGAATCAAAAATTCATCATAGCGCCACAAAATGTTGATACATTGAAAATTATCATGCGTAGTATTTATTTACAATATGCTGAGCATTCTCCAACCAAAATCACCGAACAGGTTGAACGTCTCAATAAATTAGTTTTGGATTATGCCGTACCAACTGTATATGGTGAAGCAGTAGGTTATGCTAAGTATTGTCAAGATCAAAGTACATTAGTAGTACCTTTAGAATTACCACGTCACCACGACCGCGAGTACAAGCAATTAGAATTAAAAGATTGGTTTTAGAAAATTCATTTTGGTGGTATAAAATGCTCTTTCAAATAAAAAATTCTCTCTTTCAAAACAATTTCATTTTGTAATGCTTCTCTCATTTCGGTTTGTAGATTTAAATCTTTTATAGGATGAAATAATTGTAATTTATTCACGTTGTTTACGTTCCAATCATATCTATAAATTACAGGTACTAATTCATGCGGACAATCACATTTTAAATTATTTGCTTTTGCTATGCTTGTAAATAACATTTCAATAAATATTAATTGTTTATATTTCTTCACATAATCGTATATACACGACAATAGTTTTTTTGATACGCGACAAGCACATACTAAACTATTATAATGAGGTTCTGGTAAATGATTTATTACAGCGTTCCATAACCATTTTTCATCATCTCGTTGGTCGATTTGTTTTACTAGCAAATCACTATCCGGATATTTATCATCAATATTTTTGAATACATTTTCATCATATAAAAATATATCATCCTCAATGTACCAAATATGGTCATACTCTTTATAATAAAAAGAAAAGAAATAGATGGCTTTGTCCCAACCAGATACCATTTTATTTAATGCCAAATTTGCCATTTGGAAACCATTTTCCATACAATTCACATTATCTAATTGAACAAAAACAAAATTAGGGTATTCTTTTTGATAATATTCATCATTATAGTATTTTTTTGAAAAATCATCAATAACAACCACTATATCATAATTTGTAAATGTTCTCAAAAAATCCAAATATATATTATTCGGCTTGTTACATATTAAACATATACATGTATTGTTCATTTTTATAATATTTACAATGTTTTTATAAGTGTTTTATATTTATATTGATTTTCAAATTCATATAAAAACAATATCGTTTATAATTATAATATGTTTTTGTCCAAATTACTAAAAAGAATTATAAAACCAGAGGAAAAGAAATTATTAGGTAGATGGAATATTGATTATTGTAATAAAAAAATAAATAACAAAATCGATTTATCAAATGAAGACCATTGTGGTCCATGTGGGCAGTACATTTTAGACAAAACCAAAGAAAATATCCCTACCATTACTGTAAAAAAAAATATATGAATAATCTATAGATGTTCAAAGATATTTTCATTTCTGGTATCATTTTATTGATTTTAGATTTTATATTTATTGGTATAAACAAAAAAGCATTTGAAAATCAAGTTGCTGGTATACAGCGTACAGCTATGATAGTTAAACCAGTGAGTGCGTTGATTTGTTATATTTTCCTGATTTTCGGTTTATATTATTTTATTATTCGTCAAAAAAAATCCATAATGGATGCTTTTTTGTTCGGTTTGGTAATTTACGGTGTATATGAAACAACTAGTTATACTATTTTCAAAAAGTGGTCTCCCACACTAGCGACAATCGATACTATTTGGGGAGGCGTTTTAATGGCTTTAACTACTTGGCTAACATATTCGTTGATGAAATAATTATAGAATACTATTTTTTTTTTGTATATTTTCTTTTTGATTTTGTTTTATTCGATTTAGAGAATGGAATAAAACTGGTTTCCGCTATAAATATAAATGGAAATATTATTGTATCTTTTATGTATATCCATACGGAATCCTTCATTTTACATATTTATTGATTGTAACAAATAATACATTTATTGGTCAATTTTACGCAATATATTATGAATTCCTAGGCACGAATGTATTCTCCAAAACTTCTATTTCTTTTGTTTTTTTCTTCATAATTTTTTTCATTATAATATTTACACCATATGTATCACAAAATTCTTTTATACCCATTTGATTATCCATATAGGTATCATCAAATACTCCCAAATTATTATTTTGTACTTCTAATGGTTGTTCATCTGGTTCATACCCCCATAAACTATAAAATTCCGCCATTTTTTCCTCGCATTCATCATGAAAATCGACTGAAAGATTTTCATGATTTATTTTACCATTGTATTGATTTATTCTACTTTGCCATACTGGACTTTTCGCAGCATAATATAACCAATGATACCAATATAATTCTTTTACGTTCGATGGAATAAATGTTTCAAATAGTTTTACGATATTTTTACGAATTGGATATCTACATACTTCTGATAATAATTTATATGCTTTATTTGGTTCGCAAATTCGCGTTTTATATTTCTCAATATCACTTTCTTTTAAATTTATAATAAAATTTCGATTGTTATGGTAGGTTGGTTTTTGTTCGCATTTCACTTTGAAGAATTTACAAACAAAATTTTCTAAACTATAATTACGATAACATAACGTCATAACTATAGAACCCAATAGCCAATCTTGTTTTAATTGTTCCCAATTATTGAATACATTTTTTATATATTTTTTCAATCCGGTATTTTTTACTTCATATAAATCCTCATAAAGAATATATAAATATTCAAACGTTTCATTTTCGAATCCAGAAAAATACATTTCATATGCCCAAAATAAAGATTCATCATAGTTATGGTCTAATAATGACAGCATAAGCGATTGTTTTACCTCTACTTTTGTATATAAATATCTTGTAAAACAAAAGTGGTCCATATCATTTTCATTATTCATAATTGTTTTCATTGTTTTCATTGTTTTGATTGTTTTGATTATTGTATTTATAAAACTATAATAAAAATTATCAATTTTTTATTATATACCATTAAAAAAATCGTTTATACATTGTTTGTAATATTTGAATCAACAATTTCGTTGTTGTTGTCATTGACACTAAAAGTATGTATTAATTTTTTATAAAATGTCTTGTATGTATTCTGTAATTTATCAAATTTCATATTGAATTTGCCTTCCATAAATCGCATATCAATGTTTTCAACGATTGCTTTATCTTGTAACATGGTACTATACATCATATTCTCAGTTAGAGCATCGCCTACTTTATTTGTCCAAAAATTACGATATGTTTTTACAAATAATCTACTTTTACTTTCACTAATTGGTAACGCAAACGTAATCACTGTGCTTGTAAATTCGCCAAAAATAACACGAGCAACTGTAGTATGTGGTAATATAAATTCATTTTCAACAATAAGGTCTTTTACGCCAAATACTTTTCTAGCTACTGATTGCTGTCCTGCTTCATACATATAGGATGTTTTATAATGATTCGGTCCGACTAATTTTGGAGGATGATTTTCAATAGGATTTGGTCGTTTCGTATTTCCAAATGTATGTACAAACCCTATATGCATAACATCTAATGAATTCTCACTAAGAATTCTAGAATAACATTTAAAATCCATATTCAAAAACACAACAGAATCATTTTTTTCGACTTCTTCCTCTATGAAAATATTTTCTATCATTTCGTTACCATTATTGTTTTGTTTGGCAATATCAGAATACGTATTTAAATATACCCATCCATTTTTTTCAACTATATCAAATTTCGATAAATCTTGAATTGGCGAATGTTGGAAACAAATACCAGGCACTTTTGTGAGAGTTCCATTATTGTTGAATTCATAACCGTGATAAGGACATACTACATTGTCATTGTTGATTTTACCACAAGATAATGACGCACCTTTATGACTACATGCATCATCTAGAGCATTATATGTATTATTTTCATTTCGCCAGACTACATAGTTTTTGTTCCATATAGTTACTTTTGTAGGTTTATTAATTACAAAATCTGTTTTTGTGCCAATAACGTACCATTGTAAATCATATTTGTCTTGTTCGGTTAGTAAGTTTATGTCTAATTTAGGATATTCAGTTAATCTTTTCGAGTTTGTATCAAATAATTGTCTAGCCGGTGAATTATTTAAAATACTATTTGAAAAATCCAACAAAAGTTTATATGTAAATGGTGACGGTTGGATTTTTAATATATTAGTAAGCAAGCTTATGTATGAAAAACCACCATGGAATGATGAAAACACCAAACACGCTACAAACAAAATATTATATAAATTGAAAATATTTCCCATTTGATAGTAATAAATAAAATATCTTTAAATACTATATAAAAATATTTTATGCCAAAATATTCAACAAAAAAACAATCAAATAATAGAAAAACTATTAAAAGAACAAAAAAACTCACAAAATCAACGCCAAGAACAGAATCATCATCGAATGGTAAAAACTCACATATTGTTCGTATTTTCCTAGAAATATTAAATATGGTTAAATTATTTCATTGGAAAACAAAATCATATGCTCAACATAAAGCAACTGATGAACTATATGCCAGGTTAAATGAACACATTGATACTTTTGTAGAAATCTTATTAGGAAGAGATGAATCACGCATTAAAACAATCGAAAAAAAATGTAATTTAGTAAATTACAGTTCCACAACTGAGTTCAAAAGAAAAGTATATGAATTCCGTGATTTTTTGATTGATATCAGTAATCATTTTGATAGTTCAAAAGATACTGATTTATTGAGTATACGCGATGAAATTTTGGTTGATATTAACCAATTTTTATATTTATTGACTTTTAATAAATAATGGAAGTTCTTGTATTTCCATATCTATAATTATATCAGTTTCATATGTGTTTCTATTTTTGTTTTTATATAAAATATATTTTTTATTTAAATTCCATAGCATACCATGAATAGACGGCATCGAATTTAAACCAGCTGGGTATCTACCTGATATTTGTAAATTATACAACGATTGTACGGAACGTCTTTTTAATAAAATTTCACTGCGTTCTTTGAAAATTTTTTTCCAATTACGTTGTATTATTCTTAACCAATGTGTTTTCAAGATTACGCTGTATGTACCATCTGGCAATACTGATAATGAATATATGTTTATCTTTGGTATAGGCGGTCTTAAAATACTATAAAAGTATAAATATCGTAAAGTATCCATATATGGAAATTTTAAAAATGACTTAGTAGATACAGTATTAGATAATATTAATATTTTTCTATAAGAATTATATTTATGTAATCCAATACAATATTTACCATTTTCTTTATCTGTATCAATAAATTCACTTTCTTCGCGGAAAATTCTTTCTAATCTATATTCGATTTCGTCATCGATATATGAATAATGATTATAATCATTAGCTGTTTGTATTATTACAGAAGATTCATCGTCTGACGAATATGAATACGAATCACTTATTGAATCTGTATCTGTTACTGAACCCGAATCGTTAGTTTCTTCGAACATTTCTTCTTCCACTGAATAATCTGTTTCAGAAGAAGTCGAATTAGTATTTTCGTTCAACATTTTTATATAAATTATTATATTCTTATTATTGATAAAATAATTATAATATATTTTATCAATTTTATACAAAAATCCATGAAAAAATCTACACATTCTATATAGAATCATGTCTGAATATAACTCTGTAAAGAAACAACCAAGTTTTCAAGAAATATCATCCAGTGTTCCATTGATACCTACCCCTCCTTCATCGAAGCCAACCGCCGAATTAGTTGACGGAACCGCAAAAGATAAGATTGATAAAAAAATTAATCCAGTACAATATAATGTAAAAGCTTCTTTTATGATTACTTATATTTTATTATTGACTACAGCAACTGTTACATTTATTGAAGCCATTTGTACAAAAATACCGGAAGTCCGTCATATACTCAACCTAGAAACTGTTATATCTATTGTTGCTGGTTATTTCTATTCTATATTTTTAGGACAAATTGATACTTATGAAAAAGAAGGTAAACAAATAAATTGGAACGAATTAACAAAAACTAGATACGTAGATTGGGCCATTTCCACGCCACTTATGTTGATGGCACTATGTGTAGTATTGGCTTCAAATATAAAAAAGTCGGTTGGCGTTATAAACATGGTAATTATTGTAATATTGAATTATATTATGTTATATGTTGGATATTTGGGTGAATCGAATGTATTAAACCGCACTATAGCCATGATAGGTGGATTTATTCCATTTTTCGCTATGTTCTATTTAATATTTATTCGTTATGTAAAGCCAGTCAAAAATTCTGTTAATAATTTCTTATATGGATTTTATATATTAATTTGGGGATTATATGGAATTGTATATATGTTCAAAGAAGAATACAAAAATATTATTATGAATATTCTAGATTGTATCGCAAAATGCTTTATTGGTTTAGGTTTATGGGTTTATTATACTAAAATATTAGTATAATTATGATAACTCAAAAGAAGTGTATTGTTTTATATATTTTTGTATTGTAGATATTCTGTTCAAATATGTATGATTATTTTTTACATATGTCATTAATTCTTTTATTACATCATTTTTGTCACCTCGCATTTCAAATTCTATACCTTTTATAAATAATTCTCCTATATCACTATTATAAATTATTTTTTTATTGAATAGTTCATATACAAATTCATTGTTAGTCAAACCCATTTTCCCATAACTAATGTTTTTGAAAATGCGACAAGGTATATATTTGTATTGAACCTGTAAATTATCTTGTAATGCTGGTGATATTAGAGAACGTTGTATCAAATCTATATTTTCATCAATAGATTTATTCATATGTGATTGTGAATTAAAAGTAGCTCCATATTGACGAAATTCAACACCGTAATAATTACAAATTTCACGAAATTTATGCCAAATGCTAGTTAATGAACCTATAAAATGTATCTTATTTTCATTTTGTAAATTTGATAATTTTTGTATATTATTATCAATTTCATTTGGCAATAAATCAGTTCCCCAATATATATATAAACAATTATATCCGTCTATTTTTGAATGATACTCATGTTCGATTCCATAATCTAGTTTGCTATATGTATAATTTTTCTCTTTATCACATTCTACAAAATCCCGAGGAGATACTTTTAATATTATTATATTTTCTTTTGGAACACCTGGATAATCGCCATCATCAATATAATGAGTCAAATATAAACAATCTGTTCTACATGGAATCTTTTTATTAACTTGATGTTCAGTCAAAAATAATGAATTACTAAAATCAACATTTGATACATCATCATTATCATCAAACCATAGTGTATCGTAGCCTGAATGTTTGAAACCTATATAAAAACCATTATGTATATAACTATGCGTATGAGTATGTAATTTATGACCCCATATTACTACTTTTTTAATCAACATAATATAAATATATTTTTGTATATTTACAATACTCTCTTTATATTTTTTTCATAAAAAAATATTATACATACAAACTCTGTGATGTAGTGACATATTTCAACACTACCCCCTCTATTTGACTTAATTTATGTAATAATTCGATTTCTCCAATTAATTCACAAACATTCATTAATTCTTTTGATATTGTTACTATTTTCAACATTGCCTTTGTAAAATCGCCTATTGATATTTCCTTATCTGCTACATCGGCCTGTATAAAAGTTTTACATTCTTCTTCTGTTTGACATTCACACCATTTAATTGAAAAATCTACCATATCATAATTCAAAGCATCATCGTATTTGATTCCTGTATTAACCTCATTATCTATTTCTAATTCATTATAATAATGATAATATCTCGTTATATTTTCTATTTTATTTTTTAAAAACAAATCTGTAGTATTTGAAACGCTTAGTTTCATATCAAAAGGTATTTTGATGTCTGTAAAACATGAAAATAATCCTATTATTTGTGTCGGTGAAAAATCTTTAAAATATTCCCATTCTATCATTTGTTTAGATATTACTAATGGATGTATTTCCGCTATATTTGATGCTATATTTCCAAGAAGCGTTAATGTGTATTGGTTGTTGTCGCCTTCGCATTTTTCTATAAATCCATTTTCTACCATTATTTTACATATTTTTTCTGTTTCATTTTCGATATATTTTTTATTGTATTCTAAAAATTCATTATTTTTATTCAAAATATTTTCCATATCAATCAACTCTCGAACTGATTTCAAATCATCGCTTATATATCGATAATCCATTTTTATAGTTTCTAATTGTTTTTCAGCATCTTTTCTTTTTTTGTTGACACTATTTTTTAGTGTAGTTTCTAAATAAATATAGTGTTCACATATAGCACGAGGAGTTCTAGCATTATTTACATATTCTATTTTTTTATTTATTTTTTCGGTTAATTCATCGATTTGCGCATTTATGCCATTTTGCGTTTTGATTAATTCATTATATATCATACTTTTGTTTGAGAATAAATGGAAATCTTTTGTTTGTCCATTTTTCAACAAATTCAAAATGAGTGAATATGATATGCGATATTTTGATACTAATTTTTGTGGTATTCCACCTAATATACTTTTATATTCATTGATTGATGGAACTGGAAATAAATTATTACAATGAACTACATACCCTATTGTATCAATTCCACGCCGGCCTGCTCTACCTGCCATTTGTGTATATTCATGTGACATCAAAAAACGTTCACCATTCCCATCGAATTTTGTTAGACTTGTAAATACTGCTGTTCTAATTGGACAATCTAATCCTATAGCAAATGATTCTGTCGCAAATAAGATTTTAATATACTTTTTAGAAATCATAAGTTCAACGATTTCTCTTAATATCGGTATCATACCAGAATGATGAATGCCAATGCCCCTTTCTAATAATGTAACCAAACTATTGTATTCTGGTAAATTCAAATATTCTTGAAAATTCGGTAATTTACGAATAATTTGTTCACATTCCCTACGAACATTATATGATACCTTACTATCATCCTCTAGCAATGGCACAGTAATTTCTTTCGCACATAATTCCACATTTTTACGTGAAAATACGAATACAATTGCTGGTAACATTTCACGGTCTCGTAAAAAAAGAGCCAATTGGTTCAAAACATGTTGTCTCTTCATGCGTAATTCTTTCGATTCAAATAGTTTTGTCATTTTTACTATATTTCTATATCCAGTATCTTGGAAAATGCCCTTTTCTGTTTGTAATGGAATCAATTTGTTTGTTGTATCGCGTATTTCTTTTTGTAGTTCTTTATCTTTTACTTGTTTAAATATGGCTTCTGTAGTAGTTAAAAATCCATAGTGAGATAATGGAACTACACGATGATTTGTAGATGCCAAATATACTATTTTGTCAGTTTTGCCTCTCTCACACCATTCAGCGAATCCCGCTGGATTATCAATGGTTGCCGAAAGCATTATCATTTGAATTTGAGGCGGTAACATCAAAATTGTTTTTTCCCATACTTGTCCTCGTTCAGCATCATTAATATAATGGACTTCGTCAAAAATTACACAAGCCAAATCATTTTGTATATCGAGTTGAAATTGAAGATTCGATGATTTATTTTGTTCAGATACATCGAGACTGGTAAATAAATAATTCATTAAAATCTCAGTTGTCATTATAAGAACATCCGCATCTGGATTCGTTTTTATATCTCCTGTGAATAGACCAAATGAAATTGTCGGATATTTTTGTGAAAATTCATAATATTTTTGATTCGAAAGAGCTTTGATTGGACTTGTATATATTACTTTTTTCCCCATTTTCGCGAAATGCTGTATAGCAAATTCAGCTGGTAATGTTTTACCAGAACCTGTATGAGCGGTTACTAATACATGATTACCTTCTAATATTGCTTCTATGGCGTATTTTTGAAATGAACTTAAAGGATAAGGATACAATTCAAAATTCGATTCATATTTTGAATTGGAAGGATATTCAGTATCACAAATTAAAACCATATTTTATTTACATTATTTATTAATGAAATATGTTTATGTTATTTTTATAAATATATTTTTAAAGTTACAATAAATACATAACATAAAATTCTATAATAATGTATAGTTTTCAATTATACATTATTTTTTATCTCTAAAACATAATCTATTAAAAATCAATCTAAGAACTAATGCGTTTTGTTGGAATTTCTACATCAACCAAATAAATAGAGTTCTCAGTAATAATAATATATTCCTTTCCAACTTTATAAATCTTAGAAACTGGACTAGTGTATTCTTCCTCACTTTTTACTAGTAATTTTTCGCCATTATCTTTTACACCAATTAGCACTGTTTTATCTAAAGAACTTGTCCAATAATCTAACATAATTGGTTTGTCTTCTACAATGGCTAATTTGGACGCATGTTGTAAAGTATTATTTTCTGGTAAGCGATATCCAGGCGGTTGTTGTTGAGCGGACCCACCTAATTGTGCTTGAGATGGAACCGGTGGAGGAGTATTTGTATTAGGAGCAATATTTTTGTTCATTTATATTCAAATAAATATAAATTATATTTTTGATTTTACTTTAAATCATTCTTTTAATAAAAAGACTTTTTTGAATTTATTCAATATTCCTAAAGTTTCTTGAATGAAATAAAAAATACGCAATATTTCTATTTTTATAGTTTATATTTTTTGATGTTTTTTAATATCAAATTATATAAACGAGAATGAAATATTTTACTCTAAAACAACAAATTATAGAAAAATATTGTGATATTATAATCGAATTTTTCAATTTAATACAAAATTCTGAAATTATGAAAGAGATGAATTATCCTATACCCAGTTTATATATAGGTTTAAATGCGATTCATCGTATTTTTGAATATGTATTATTGAAAACAAAAAGTATAGAAAAGGCTATCTATTATTCTCAAAAAACTTATTATTATTATTTAGAGTTTATTGAACAAATATACAGTTCAAATTTATCACAAAATTTAAATCATATGGACGCTGTGTTGTTTGTATACAAAAAAACCATTTTTGATATGTTTGATGGCGAAACAAATAATGACTCTAATACAATGTCTAATATTATGACGTTAAATGATGACAATATTATCATAGATGAAAATGAATGGCAAATTATATTATCCAAAATATCAAAATTAACCAATATTTTATTTTATTGGGAAAATACTAGCATTGATTTCGATAAACGCATCAATATATGTAATCTATATCTTAGTCGTTTTCTAATTAGAATAGACCAAATGTTCTCAACAATGGAGTATTTAGAAATTATACAAAAAAAAATTACCATAAATTACGAAAAATATGATGAATTACTAAAAGAAATTTTAGAAAGAAAAGAGCGCATTAAACGAGAACGAAGTGAAACATTTTCCACAGAATTTGATAAGAATGAGAACTTTTTAATTAAATTTTGTTTAGAAGAAAATATATTACAGCAAAAATTTAATAACGGAAATATGAAAGAGTTTGTCACATGGTTATTTTCGAACTAATTATTTCGAACAATTATCATTATAATATATTTTTGACATCAAAATAGTTTTCTTTCTTAATTTTATTTTTTTATTTTTTATTATCGGTTCTTCGTTCTTTACGTTTATTATTTGATATTCATCTGTTAATATTTTTTTTATAAATTCAAAAACATATTTTAAAATTCGCTCAGAACAGTTTCCTACAATCAAACAACTACCTGTACGAAAAATCATAAAGGATATTTCTGTATATTTTTTGTTATCATTCAATTCGCTTAATTTCATATTACGGTCTTCTTGGTTAATTTGTCCAGTTTGTGCTTCTATGTCAAATCCCAAATCATTGTTGAAATAAAATTTACACTTTACGCCTGGATAACTACATGGATCATAAGCACTTTCTATTCTATATTTATCACTACGTAAAATAGCGTGTAATTTTTCACGATTAATAAAATAACCACAATTAAAATTTGAATTTATTAATACATTATCTTCTACGTCGGTATTTATAAAATCCAAATTTGGCTTGTCTAAAGAATCAACCAAACCATCATTTATTATAATATGAGGTTGTACTATTTCCAATATCATTTCTTTTACAATATCTAATAATTCTTTGTTCAATATTCCAGGTATTTCTAATTTACCGGTATTGAATACTTTTACATGTATTTCTCGAAAGATACCTTCATATTTAAATCGCAAGATAATCGCAAAACAATTATAAAACGCGTTTTTTATTTTACCACGACAATTCATTATATCTTTTTTTGACATACCGACTGTTATCTTTCGTTCATCTTTGAATTTAATTTTACGAGCATTTACATTATCAATTTGTTTTATAATATTTTCAGTATAATATCCAATATTATTGAGTTTTTGTTTATATTCTTCATATTCTTCTGGCGTTTTTGAAACTATTTTCATTTGTTTTTTTACAACTCCTTGGTTAGGTTTCCAATATTCCACGATTGGAATTTTCCAAAATATATTCTGTATATCAATTTCTTGGTTTAAAAATAAAACCTTCGTTTTCGTAGATATATACAACTCCTCACAAACAGGTACATCTGTCACCAAGCTATCGTCATTAGGTTCTATTCCATCAAGACAAACGTTTTTACTTATATTTGTATTGATGCTTCTTTCCTCACTAATAATAGTTTTTATATTACCATTTTGATTTGTATGAGAAGATATCGATGGATATGCTAGTCCAGACATGTTCTGTTTCATTAGAAACTGAGTCCATTCGTCATCTATTGATAAAGTAGACATTTTATATAATAATATTATTTATAATATAAAAAGACATAGTTTCTTTATATACTTTCAATTTTTTATTTATCGACATTTTTATAAATATCATGTAATTTGAAAGCAAAATAATTTAATATATGACTAATATTCGAATCATTTGAATGCATAATATCTTCTACTATATTTAAAAATTCGGTTGTAATAAATTCTGGTTTATTTCTTATGATATAGTTAAAATAGTTTTTTATTATCGTTTTTTTATCATTATTATACTGTATGCTAATGTTATGAATATAATCTACGACACTATAAACATTAATTGTATCTAATAAAATCCTATGTATATTTTCCCATATTTCATCTGTTATTATATTGGATTCCCATTCAATATTATTTTGATTTAATTGTATAAAATTAATCATACTTCGAATATCTGAATTATATATCTTTTGTATAGTATCAATTACAGCGTCATTCAAATCTAGGTTCTCATTATTCGCTATATTCTTTATAAATTTATAAATATCCTGTTTTGGTAATTGATTGAAACGAACACATATAAATTCATTTTTTAATGATTCATCTATTTTGCTTATATAATTACATATCAAGCAAAAACGCACATTATAACATGATGTTTGTAGTAGATATTTTAATGCTTGTTGTGCGTTCTTTGTCATATAATCGACCTCATCTAATATTACAAATTTTAATCCTACATCAAAAAAACTCTTTGATTTTACAAACTGATATATTTGATTTCTTATTACATCTATGCCTCGTTCATCCGATGCGTTTAAATGAATAACCGAACCTTTGTTGTTTTGTGAATATTTTATTTTATATTCATTTATTAAATTAATAATTGTCGTTGTTTTACCTGTGCCTGGCGGTCCATAAAAAAGTAAATTTGGAAAATAATCATTTTTTAAAATGTTCTCGAATATTTTTTTATTGATTGGTTCGAGAACAATATCTTCAAAATGGTTTGGTCGATATTTTTCTACCCATGGAATATTTTGTTTATCTTGCTTCTTAATGTTCTCAAATGGTTTTGTAAAATTCATTTTTTTGTAAAAATACTAATTGTACTAATTATACTAGTAATCTAAAAATCTTTATATTAGTAAAATTGAACAAAAATATATATATTCTATTTTCATAAACAAATAGTATTTAGTAATTGTAATTACAAATGTCACAAAGTTATTTAGAAATTATTGTTGGACCTATGTTTTCGGGTAAAACTACGCGTTTAGTGAATTTATATAATCAATATATAAAACAACAAAAAAAAGTATGTGTTGTAAATTATTCTGAGGATAAACGATATCATGATACTATGCTTTCAACTCACGACAAAGTGATGATTCCCTGTATTTTTACAAATAAAATAGCTGATGTCTGGGAAAATATATCAAATTCAGAAGTCATTTTGATTAATGAAGGACAATTTTTCACAGATCTATATGATGAAGTTTTTAAAATGGTTGAAATCGAAGGTAAAAAGGTTCATATTTGTGGTTTAGATGGAGATTTTTTAAGAAAAAAATTTGGTAACCTTTCTGATTTATTACCATTATGTGACGAAGTAATTAAATTAAAAGCAAAATGTAGTATTTGTAATAAATCTGCTATATTTTCACATAGAATAACACAAGAAAAACAACAGGTTGTTATTGGTAGTGATAATTATGTTCCATTGTGTCGCAAATGCTATAATAATCAAAATGCTAGTTTTCAATAATAATATATTTACCATTTGAAAAATAGATAATTTTACAAAAAACTATCTATTTTTTACACCAAAAAAATATTTATAAATGATATAAAAAGGAATATTGATTCTTATCAATAAGTATTGAAAGATGTCTATTACTATTGAAAATGTTGAGAACACAGAGAGGATTGAGAACACTATAGAAAATATAAATACAGAAATACCTATTAAAAAAAAAAGAGGACGTAAGAAGAAAAGCGAACTATTAAAATTAGCAGAATCGCAGACGAATTCTAGTGAAAATAATATTACTGTAGTTCTAGAAGAATTAAATGATAATACAAATTCAACTCAAAATGCTGCTAAGAAAAGAGGTAGAAAACCAAAAGGTGGTAAATTAATATCAAAACAACCTGATAAATTAGACTCAAATATACAAATGGCGAATGTAATTCTTCATTTGAAATGTTCAATGAAAGATTTGGTTGACCATAATAATAAAATCAATCAAATCATGAATGATCCACTAACATATAATCCATCAGTGCCACCAAACATTATGACATATAATGATAAATCTCAACAATTTACTGTTTATGAAAACAATTCATCCATTAATAATGAACCACAACAATTATTAGAAAACACAACTTATGCTTATAACGCATTAGATACTTGCGTTGTGTCGTCTAATGCGATATGCCAAAAATGTTCATCTAATATCGATATCGATAATCATAATAACATTAACGATGACGATGATGATATCAATGTTAAAGATATCAATTTAAAATTGAAAAAATTAAAATTACAATTATATAAAAATTCGAATCCTGAAAAAAACTCGGCATGTTTTTGGTGTACTTATGACTATGATAATCAACCATGTTATATTCCAAAACATGAAATTGATGGTCAATTGTATGGTTATGGTTCTTTTTGTAGACCAGAATGTGCTGTTGCGTACTTGATGAAAGAGAATTTGGACGATTCCACCAAATTTGAAAGATATCATTTGTTAAACCAAATTTATAGCAAGGTGTATAATTATAAAAAAAATATAAAACCTGCTCCCAATCCATACTTTTTATTAGAAAAATTTTATGGCAATTTGAGCATTCAAGAGTATAGAAAATTATTAAAAACAGAACATATGTTATTAGTTATTGATAAACCAATGACTCGCATTTTGCCAGAATTACACGAAGACAATGAAGATTTTATTATGAATATTTATGGTGGAAAACAACAAACAAATCAATCTGGTGTTTATAAAGTAAAAAGACAAAGTGAAAAACAAAAAGGTCCTAGTAAAAATACTATTATAAAAGAAAATTTTGGGTTTTAGACCTTTGTCGATTTGCTAATTATAAAAAGCAATATGTAAAGTATTTAAAAGTAATTTTTTATGTATTCATATTGATTACATAAAATGTCGAATTATATTAGTTGCCATTTAATGGGTGGTTTGGGAAATCAATTGTTTCAAATATTTGCTACTATTTCTTATGGTATGAAATATAAACGAAAAGTTCTGTTTCAATATTCAGATAATTTGTTTGTTGGAATTACGCGACCAACTTATTGGAATAATTTTTTATCTAATTTGAAAGGTTTTACTACATATAATAATTCTGATGGCATTAGTAACGATAGATTAATGTTATTTCCTAGATTTAATGAAAATGGTTTTCATTTCCAAGAAATTCCTCATTTTGATGAACCACAATTGATGTTATTTGGATATTTTCAAAGTTATAAATATTTTGAAGAATATAAAAATACCATCTTTTCATTTTTGAAAATAGCTACACAAATAGAGAATGTTAAATTATCATACAATCAATATTTTGATAATTCTAAACATACTATTAGTATGCATTTTCGTATTGGTGATTATAAACATATCCAAAATTTCCATCCATTAATGCCATATGAATATTATAAAAATGCGTTGGAACATATTGTAACTATTCGAGATAAGAATACATTATATGATGTTCTCTATTTTTGCGAAAAACAAGACAATGAAATTGTTGACAATATTATTGAAAATTTGATAAAAATATATCCTCAAATAAATTTTATCAAAGCAGATGATATAATTGATGACTGGAAACAGATGTTATTGATGTCATCATGTCAAGATAATATTATAGCGAATAGTACATTCAGTTGGTGGGGAGCATATTTCAATATGAATTCTGAAAAAATTGTATGTTATCCAGATAAGTGGTTTGGACCCGCTACTAATCATAACGTTAGTGATTTATTTCCAACATCTTGGAAAAAAATATTATTTGAATAAGTATAAAGATTATTGATAGTAATAATATAATCATATTTTATTTTTTATAAAAAATTGATTGATAATCATATTTTATAAAAATAAGCAATAATACACATAAAATGGATTACAATACAAAAGCTCTTGACAATTATCAATTTCTATTATCACTACCTATTGTAGTTGAATTAATTAAAAAAAATAAAAAATTGCGCAAGGAAAATAAATCTTTGAAAAATTTAATATATTCTATACCTGAATTTCGTTGTAAATGTTCAAATACAAGTTCCGTTCTTGAAAATAAAAGTAAAAAACTTGTATCGTTACGAAAGACAGTTCCAAAATCTACTGAAACAAATGAAAAAAATGTTGTTTTGAATTCTGTTAAAACTGAAAAAATCGATGACGATGATGATGATGATGATGATGATGATAGTGTAATATTTATAAATGAAATTAAAAAAAATATTACACCAAATATTGTTTATGTTTTAGAAGAAGAATTAGAAGAGGGTGAAATACGCGAGGATGCGGAAGAAGACGTTGAAGAAGAAGATGATGTCGTTGAAGAAGCTGAAGAAGTCGTTGAAGAAGAAGAGGTAGTCGAAGAAGAAGAAGAGGTAGTCGAAGAAGAAGAGGAGGTAGTCGAAGAAGAAGCTGAAGAAGAAGAGGAGGTAGTCGAAGAAGAAGAGGAGGTAGTCGAGGAGGTAGTTGAAGAGGAAGAGGAGGTAGTCGAAGAAGAAGCTGAAGAAGAAGTTTTTGAAATAGAAATCAAAGGAAAATCTTATTATACAACAAATGAAACAAATGGTTCTATTTATAATATAGATGAGAATGAAGAAATTGGAGATGAAATCGGTAAATTCGAAAATGGAAAACCTGTATTTTATAAAAAATAAAAATATACAAGAAACTACAAAAAACTAAAAAAATTGAAAATATTGATATAATTTTATAAAAATATATCAATTCTCGATTAGTGTATAAAAATTATTTAGTTTTACGTGTAATATTAATAAAATGTTTTTTTTTATTTTTTCTGCTAAAATTATTTCCACCCGTTAACGCTGATGTAATTAACTGATTTTTATTTCGTTCATTTATCATTAATTTATCAACAATAGTTTTCAATAGTGTATAAAATTTTGATTCATAATTCAATTTATTTAATGCTTCTGTATTCAACCGATTTTTTTGTTCATTCATTTTATTCGCAATATCTTTTATTTTTCCATCATATTTACTCGATAACATTATCATGCTACTGATTAATTCCGAAGAATATTTATATTTATTAGAAAACCACTCTTTAATAATATTGTACAATTCTGTTTTTTTTATTATATTATCAAAAATATCACGTATCACGAGATTTGATATACCAAAATAATTAATTTCATTTACTAATTTTTCGATTTCTTTTTCATTTGGATTTATAATTTCATTATAAAACCACGAATCAATACCAGGTAATTCAGTAGATTCTGGTTGTTTGTTTTTTTGTTCATCACTTTTAAATGGAATCATTTCAATATTTTTTACATTTGTTGATACATTGTTTTGATAATACATGTCTGGTTTCATTTCAGTAGCTTTTAATTCTTGTTCTTTGTTTGATACTATCTCCTTTAATTCTAACGTTGTTAATGAAAATATCATTCTATTTCTATCAACTGCCCAAAAATTAATGTCTGTATTGTTTAGTTTACCGCCCTGTGCCATTCTTACTAAGAATTTAAATTCATTTCCTAGATGTTCTCCTATAAATGGACAATATATACTATTCATATTTTTTTCATCAACCTGCCCTTCTATAAAATCTGACATAATATAAATTTCTCGACGCACTCCACTTTCAGTTATATTTGTATTAATATAATTCAAACCAACATTTAATAATTTTTTTTCGTCATCTGATATTTTTTCTCCACTATTTCTCATGTAAAAATTGTAAATTTTTTCTAAAAATAAATATAACTCAGTTGTAGTATTCGATTCGAAACTATTTATCAAATTTTGTAAAGATGCGTTGGTTGTTTCTCTTTGTGGTCTTTTAAATAAAGTTAATGTGTTATAAGCAAAATTTTTATATTCAGCTGGTAGTGTAATTTTAATAGGAGATTTGTTTTTAGTTCCTATGTTTTCCAAATTGTTATAGTTTTCATTCCTGAAATTTTCATCTCTTAATTGGTCATATGGATATTTAACCATATCCAATACTTGTTTATAATTGCCATATGCGATATTCATTCTTTCTGGTGAAATTATTTTATTGAATAATGAATTGATTTTATCAATCGAATTATTTGATGCCGCAAAATTGGTCGATTTTGATATTTTAATCCAGTTCTCATTTCTAAAATTGTTTATAATTTTAAATAATAACTCTATTTTGTCAATAATATTCATTTCATCGGTTATATTATCATAACAAAGTTGGTCAATTTCTTGTTTTATAGTTTCTACATCTGTTGTATCACGTTTCGTTGAAGTACTTATTGAAGATTTTTTTTTGGCACCTCCTGTTTGTCTAATAGGAGTTTTTTTGTTACCACTAGCCAATTTTTCTTCTACTTCATTGATGTCATTTCTATTCATTGTCATAAATTTTTCTAAATCATTGTTAATTTTTTCATATATTTCAGCATTAACGGTATCATTGACATTTTTATTTAAATAAAAATCTATATAATAGTAATTAATGTATTTATAAAAAAAATAAGCTGCTTGAATCGTTTTTGGAATTTTTGTAATATCAAACGGTGTATTTATTTTAATAGAATCAACCTCTTTGAAAATTTCTTCTAAAATATTTATATTATTTTTTATTTCTTTATCTATTACCGTTTTCCATCTAGCCTTTTCTTCCAATGACCATACCCAGAATTTACGATAGTCTTCTAATAATTTTCTATATAATGGATGATTCAAAAAATCGTTCAACCATATACTCTTTTTGAATGTATAATCTTTACCACTTATATTCAAATATGAAAAATACTTTGGTTTTATAGGATTCAAAATCATTCTATGTAAAGATGTCTTTCCTATTATTTTATCATATGAAGTATGAATATCAGTTATCACTGGAAATTTCGTTGGAAATAATATTTCTATCATAGTCATAATATTATGTTCAATAATTTCATCTCGTTCTTTATAATAGTTTTCATTGTCTTTACTAACAAGTGGTTTTTTCGAATATGCGAACAAATATTCAGAAAATAATTGTTTATTAAAAAAAATTTCTATACGTTCTTGATATCTCAAATATTGCATTTGACCCTTTGGATATTTTACATCAAAAGTAAAATAAGGATAATCATTCAAATCTATATTTGTAGTGGATATTTCTGGATGTGATAATAATTTGCGAGTAAATGGCAATAGACGATTTTTTTGAATATTTGTATATAACATTATTTTTAATTCTTCAATATCATAATTCATTCTACCTAATTATATTATGCAAACATTTATTTTGTATAATATTAGTTTATTTTATTGAAAATCCTTCATAATTTTTATTTGTACTTTGAACATTTGCTTTTTCTAAAATTTCTTTTGCCTTTTTAATGTCTTCATCTGTAATATTGTCACCATTTTTTTCATTTTCTAATAATGTCAAATGATGGTCTCTAAAGCTTTCGGGTAAAATATAGAATTGACTATCTTCATGAAATAGATATTCCATACAAATTACAAAAACAAATGTTATAAACAATGCTATGTATATGTCTCTAGTGCCCATCCAAGCAATAGCAAATACCAATATTTGTTTGCTAAATGTATATTTCAAATATGATTCCATTGTTTTGCTCAGTTTGATATTAACAAATTTAGAAACTACGTTTAATGTAATTATCATCAAACCAGCAAAAATTTTACTATTATTCAATGCTTGAATTTGATTATGTAAATAGCCAAATATGCTTTTTATTTCGTGAGTTTTTTCTTTTTTTGATATTTTTCCCATTTTATATAATTATGATATTTTATGTTTCTACATATACTTGGTATTTATTGGTTTTAGGTCATCCTCTGTTTTAATTCTTGTTTCTATAATAGAAAAATCACATGTTTTCGAACAAGGATTACATACATGGTCTTTAAATTTTAATTCAGGGAATACATGTTCAGCCATATCGTTTTTTACTTCCATATTCTTGTACTTTAATACACCATTCGATGAACAATTCTCTTTGCGAAATGTCTGTTTCACTTCTTCATTTGTTGATTTCGGTTTATCCTCATACATCTCTTTATAATTTTCAAAATTCTCATATCCTTTCAATATCATATCTTCATCCTTTAATTTATCCTCTTTTTTTGCTTCTTGTAGTGGCTTTGGATTGCCACAATTACACCCTGACTTTAACTCTGTAAATGATTCTAGATATTTATAATCATCAACGAAATCATGGTCTACTTTCCAATCCCACATAACATCATTTATATTTAGCATACTCTCTACATAATCTGTTTGATAGTAAAATATAATTAAAATACAGACAAATAATCCAACATATTTATCGATTACTGTATAGTATCCAATAATAAGAAAACTTATTAGTTTCCCTAAAATAGAATGACTAAATATTGCTATATCTGGTGAATATGATAATAATAAAAATATAATAACTATTGGAATGAATTGCGAAATAATTTTTTTCATCTTTTTTACTTGATTCTTATTTATATTATAATAGTATTTTTTTACGAAAAATGTTTGAAATAATATCTTATTATTTTTTAAGTATAAAAAATATTTTCAAAGAAATATGTCATCTTTAATAACATCTGCGTCTGAATGGATAAATGACGATAATTTAAACAAAAAAAGAACTCCTACTATAAGACGAAATGCTAAACAACGCATTAATCTACAAGGTATAGGAGAACCCGATGAGTATTCAACACATTCAAATCAAGATATAGATAATTTTAAAAACACTGAACCAATGTCTATAAATGACGTTCAATTGGCTACACAAGATAGAAATACTCGTGTTACTGAATTGTTAAATAAAATTACTTCTGCTGATACTGAAACTGATAACAAAAAATTGAGTAATTTTAATCCTATATCTCATCCGTCAATTAATGTAAAAAAAGATATGGACGATAATACCGAGATTAAGAAATATATCCCTCAATTTCCATCTTATTTAGAAGCTTCCAATAATTCGAAATCACAACCTAATAACTATAGTGGAGATGATTCGAAAATAAATAAACTTAGTAATTATTCTAGAAGTTATGAACATCCCGTTAAATTACAACATAATAATCAGCCTTATTATGCTAATATGGGATTGAATCCTAACATGCCTCGGGACGATAAATTAATGGAAAAAATTAATTATATGATTCATTTATTAGAAGAACAACAACTCGAAAAAACTAGTAACATTACAGAAGAATTTGTATTATATAGTTTTTTAGGTGTTTTCATTATTTTTATCGTAGATTCATTTGCTCGTTCAGGCAAATATACACGTTAGATTTTCTTTCAATATTATATATTGAAAGAATGAAAGTAAATATATCAAATAATAATAAAAGAATTCTTACTGAATTTTATAATAATAGTTGTTTTTATTCCAGTTTTATATTTTTGACTAATATTATAGTTGCGTATTATTCAAATATTACGTATTTTTCTTTTGTTGTCATACTGTGAATTAATTCTATTATTCGGTTATATATTGAATTTAATTTGTGTAAATATATATATATGAATTATTCACAAATAGGACAAGATTTAGAAGTATTGAAGTTTTATAATAATAAAACAGAAGGATTTTTTGTTGAAATTGGCGCTAGTGATGGTATAGAATTGTCAAATACATATTTATTAGAAACACAATATAATTGGAAAGGTGTTTGCGTAGAACCTATCCCTAAAAGATTTGAATTATTGTGCAAAAATCGGCCAAATTCTTTATGTTACGACCATGCTGTTTATAGTACAAGCAATACACCTGTTATTTTTGATATTTGTACCTCATATGATTTATTATCAGGCATTAGTGATAAAATAGATTGTCATAATATTGCTGGAAATAAAACACAAATTACAGTAAATACAATTTCATTTAATGATTTATTAGAAAAATCGAATGCTCCATCATTTATTGATTATTTATCCTTAGACACAGAAGGTAGCGAATTAGATATATTAAGATCGGTTGATTTACAAAAATATACATTTGGTTTAATTGATGTAGAACATAATTTTGTAGAACCAAAAAGATCACAAATTAGAGATTTATTAACTTCAAATGGTTACGAATATATTCGTGAAAATCACTTCGACGATTGTTATAAACATAAATCTGTTTAATAATAAATCTAAATAATATCCCGGACATAAATGTATATTATTTAATAATTAAAAATCGGCGTTTGAAATGTAAAAAGGTGTAAAAAGAATACTATTACCACAAAGAAAAAATAGCTTATTTGTGGCATTCTTTATTAGATATGAATGCGTCGATTGATTTCAATTTACTATTTTTGTTATAAAAAAATCATACATTTATTTGGCGACAATGGAGAACTTGGATAAATAATATTGTATAAATAATAAGCGGATTTATTTTTAAAAACAGGTGTGTACTTTTGCCGCCAATGATATAATAATATATCGTTATTGGATGTTTCCTCTATAATCAATATTTTATACGTATTATTTATTTTCAAAATATTATTCAATCCATGTAAGAATCCCAAATAAAATAATTGCGTTTGTCTTTCCTCATAAATAAAATCATAATTCATTACACTGGCGAAACATTGTAATGTATTACCTTCTAATTCGTCATATTGCGTTTTCGCGTCTTTCAAAAAATAAAATCCATAAATATCTTCTCCTTTTCTTAAACAAAATACATATAACAATTTTTGTCGCATCATTGATATCAAAACGCTTACATCCGGTATAATACATACATCAAATTGAGAACTTTTTGAAATAGTATGTGTTTGTAAATATAAAAAATCAATTAATATTCCTTCGTTCTCGTTCAATAACATATCTATATGAAAATGGGGTGGTAAACGAGGATAGCGAATATTTCTCAAATAATATGTTGTTGTTTCGTATTCTACTAATGGTATAATACCTTCAAATAATATGTTCTCTTTTTTCATAATAGAAGTATGTATTGATGGATTTTTCATTCTTTGATTATATTCATGTGTTTGTAGCAATTTCCTACTTATTTTTTTTAAATCATGTTCTCGATGTACGCAAATAAAATCTATAAAATAACTAGGTAGTTCTACGTATTCATTTTTATTCTTGGGGTTTTTATAAAACATTTTTGTATATCTTGATGTAATACATGCTATCGGGTATTGTTGATTCAAAATAATCGATGATAAATCCATTATATAATTTGAATTATTCGAGAACAAACTTTCTGTATAAAATGATACATAAGATGGCTCATTTTGACCAGCTAAAATATTATGTATATCATTTTTGTTTATAATATGCATTATTTTGTCTGTATGATAATAATAACATTGTATTAAGTTTTCTAAATTTTTTTGTTGTAATTGAGAACATTCTAAATAAGGTATCGTTTTTATTTGCTCAAAATCACAAAATTTGGTTCTCAAAGGTTTGTATTTTTGTATAATAAAAGGTGTCCAATAAAAATATCGCCAATAATCGTAATTATGAAATACCGGTTGGATATTCCAAAATGGATATTTTAATTTTATTATCATAAATACTATTATTAATACAAAAAATATCGATACAAAAATATATTGAAACATTTTCTAATATATTTTACTATTTTGATTTCGGTTCTCAAAACGATTCATGTAAATTCAATATTGAGAACTTTTCATTTTATGTGTTTTATGTGTTTTTCTACTTTTTTTTGGTCTTTTTGCTTTTTGTTTGCCTAATTTTTTATTCAGTTTCCTACTTCTTTTCCGCCTTCCTCCTTTTTTTGTATCTACAGATATTCTTTCGAAATCGATTTTTTTTTTTAAAATTGCTAGCAATTCGTCATATAACGTATTTCTGTTTATTTCTGGGTCTTCTACTACAATAATTGCTATATTGCCTGATAATAAATCAATGTTTACTATATCTTTTATATTTGGTAAAAAACTCATTTCTAAAAAATAATTACCATTATTATACATAGTATCAAAATCTTTTATCATGTCTGATTCTAAAAAATGTATTTTATGGTCTTTACTTATAGTTATCATATTTTCTTTATCATTAGTTTTAACAACTTCCCAACCATTTGGATATTGATCTGATTTCAAATAATACATATTTAAATCTTCTTTGTCAATATTCCTATAAATTTTTTCAGTAACATTGTACAATTCAGCATCATACTTTTTTTTGTATTCGTTGGTTTTATAGTTTTTCGCACAATACCATATTCCTTTTTTGTTTAATTCTTCTAATATTGTATCCATATAATCTGCCAAAACTACAAATTCAATTGAATATGTTCTATCATTTTGATTTGTACTATAATACGTATATACATACTCATTCAACGGTAATAATTTATCAGTTTCCGCGTGTTCTTCTAAATCATTTTCAATTGTTCCTTCAATCTGTTCTCTTCCTAGCTTTAATAACTTTTTGTATTCTATAATTAATTCATTATTGCTCATTTTTTGAAAATTATATAATATTATATATTTTTGTTATATTATATTGTCATTTGGTTATCAAAACAAAATTATTGAGAACGTTCTAAAATATATAAATACTGGTTTTCATCACCATTTGAACATTTTTTCATATTTACTTTTCCATGAAATATAAACCCGACACTTAATGCCATTTTTTCAATGTTCTCGATAGTATCCATATAAAGTGTCTGTTCATTTTGTCTAATATGTTTTGTTTTCTTATCAATAAATGTTTCTGTAAATGTCATAGCAGTTGGATTAGAATTATCATAATATGCTTTATAATTATAATCGTCAAACGTTGCTTTGGTTTCTAGTTCTCGGTTTTGTGATTTATTTTTGGTATCGATTAGTTCTCGATTTGGATTTGTTATATTGAATTTATCTGGTTTAACTAAATGTAATATCAAATAACCATGTGGTATTAACCATGCTTGGCAGTTTTTTAAAAACGAAAGTTTATCCTTAAACTCATAAATTGTGAAATTTGTACATAATATATGTGAAAAAGTCGCCCGTTCGAAATTCATGGGGTCAAATACATCACCTTGTTTAATTTCTATATTTGGATATTTCAATTCACAATACTTTACCATTGATTTCGATTTATCTAATCCATACGCTCTATATCCAGCAGAATTTAATTGATTTACTATATATCCAGTTCCGCTACCTATATCCAAGAAATTACTATGTTTTGTACTAGGTTCTGTCATTTTCAATATTTGTATTAGCTCACTTTCACTTCTATGTGCGATGTCTTTCAAATTATCATACATATCTACATATAAATCATCGTAAATATCTTGTTCGCGCTTTAAAACAAAACCTCGTTCTTGATTGAACCCTTCTTGTATAATTTTTTCATAGGGTGGCGTACTTATTTTATATAATAATATTCCTAATAATATGATTCCCAAAATTACTAATAATTCTATCAATATATTTCTTAGAGTAAATTTTATATTTATCATATATGTATTTACCTATACTTATATAATAAATTACGAAAATAATATTGGTTATACCACTTATGTATATTACATATTTCTCAATTGTGTTCTAGTATGATTGAAAAAATTATCAGAACCGATATTTTTTACTATATTTGGGTGTTGTCTTTTATCAAAATCAAAATTGTTAAAAAGATTAGGGAATGGTTGTTCAGATGGTCTTGAAATAATAGTTGTTTTGTATAAATCACTATTTGATGATGGCACATAAACACCTTGACTGGCGCCATGTTGAATGGCAAAATTTTGGTTTCTTAAAAATGTTTCTCTATCAACGTTATTAATAAATCCTGAATAAGGTGCTTTTGATGTTCCTGGATTGAAATTGACGTTCATATGATAATCATTGTATTTAATAGCAGGTTCATTCAATGGTGTTCTTCTATTAACAATTGGGAAATGTGAATATTTGGTAGGAACTGGTCTAGGGTCGAAATAAGGTTCTAATGGCGAATCCGCAAAATTTCGGGATTGTAATCTATCATTTATTTCATCAATTCGTTCATTTTGACCATAAAATACTCCTTCAGTTACTCCATATAATTTATCTACTGTTTGACTAATATTCATATTGCTAAAATATATATAGTATTTATATTTTAAAATGTATAAATAGTATTATTCTATAATAAATTTTTTCTTATACAAAAAGAATCATCACAACCACATTTATCATGAATATCTCGACACGTATAATACCATTTATATTGTTTATGCCAGTAAGTTTTATCAGTTTTTGACCTAATAAAAGTAATTGAATTTACATTTATCATATTTACTACCAAATCCAGCACACGCAAAATGACCCCATAATGGCATATGAACATGTGTTTGCTCACCAAAAAATAACGATATTAAAGAATAATTACTTCTAGATAAAATTATTTTTTTTGATTTTGATAATAAAAATAAATCATAATTATAATCCTCACTTTGTATAACCATATCATATTTGAAAGTTAATTCAGGTATCCTTGTTAGTGGACTTGCTATTAATATTATTTTTGAATTTGGAAATTCTGTTAATAATTTATTTAATTCTTTTTCGATTTTATAACTGGAGATATGAGATTGAGTATTATATATATTATCCGGACCATATGATAAAAATCCTTGTTGATTATTATTTATTAAATTTATATAATATCCACTACATACACTTCCATCATAATCACTATAGTTAAGTAAAAACACATCATCCAGTCTCAAATGTATAACTATACTATTATCAGTATCAAATGGAATTGAATAATTATTATTCAAATTATAGTAATCTTTTATACTTTCATAAAAATTATTTTTGAAAAATGATAACATATCTGACTCTATTTCTTGTACTATCATAGTCATGCCATAACACATGTCTGAATCTCCTCCATACATTTCCACATTGATTTTATCTTCTACGATACTATTATCTATATCAAGTAATGTATTATTATGGGCATCTATTAATTTGAAAATACTTTGAACAAATATACTACTTACATACTTTGAATCATTTGGAGAATATTTTATATGATATTTATTTTTATAACAATAGTAAAATTGGAATAGCATACTTAATATGTCAGTACCTAATCGGTCTGATCTAAATTTGAATATAAAACTCATATATTTACTCCTTTTCTCAATTAAAACGTACAATTTTTATATAGTTTAATGTTTATTCCTAATATAAATTATTTATATTTCAAAATGTATAAATAGTATTATATATAAAAATATATTGTATTGATATGTTCAATTACGTAAATCCAGAAAAAGACGAATTAATAATTTCAAATAAACCAGAAATAAAAAATCGTGAAAACTCAAAGAAAAAAGATTATTTAAATAAATTATATGAAAAACCATGGGGACATGAATACTTGACATATCAAAATGATAATATTGGTATATGGATATTACATTTCAACAAAAATTGTAAAACCTCTGTTCACTGTCATTTTAAAAAAGATACTTTACTAATAGTATTGAATGGTACTTTTAGAATTGATAAATATAATGGTTATACTATTTTAAATGAAAATGAAATCATATATTTCCCGGCTAGTTCTTTTCATGGTATAATGAGTTATATCGAAAATGGAATTGTATTAGAAATAGAAATATATTCGAATCTTGTAAATTATTCAGATAAAAATGATTTGCTTAGATTAAGAGACGCATATAACAGAGACAAAGATAATTACGAATCTTCCGTAGTAGAAAAAGACATTAAAATCGAAGACTCGATTAATTTTCATAATCCAAAAGAATATATTTTTGAAAATACCACAATTTCTATAAAAGAACTATCAAAAAATGATAATTACAAATTTAATGTTAATGATATAAATATCCTATTAAAAGGCAAAATTTATAATGGCAATATATTATCTCCTGGGTCTTTAATTAATGCTAATAACAATATAAATTTTTTAGATAATAACATTACGTATATGTCTATAATAAATATTTATAAAAATGATAAAAAAAAAATAATTTATAGTAAAGAACACTTAACTGATTTGTTATCTAATAATGTGTTTAAAAATATTGGATTAACTAGTGGTTGTTTTGACATTTTTCATAAAGGTCATATAAACAATTTAAAATTATCTAAAGTATACTGTGATAAACTGTTTGTATGTCTAAGTTCAGATAAACAAATAAAACAATTAAAAGGTGAAAAAAGACCTATAAATAATTTGAATGATAGATTACAAATATTGATAAATATGAGTTTTATTGATTATATAATATTATACGATGAAATTGATAATAAGAATGAAATTGAATTAGATAACATAATGAATATATTGAAACCTGATTTCTGGTTCAAAGGAAGTGATTATAAAGAAGTGGAAATAAGAAATAAACATCCAATATTGAAAAATGTTTTATTATTTGAAAATGTCGTCAACGTCAGTACTAGTACAATAATTAATAAGATTCAAAATAATTGAAAATATTTAATTTCAAATACTATATAAAAACAGGTTCATTATACAATACTATATAACATTGTATAACATTGTATAATGAAATGTTTAATAACAGGAATAACTGGATTTTTAGGTCCTCATTTAGCTCGTATATTAATTCAAGATGGTCATGAGGTCTATGGTATTTTAAGAGGGACACGTGGAACAGAACAAGAAATTAAAGATTTATTAACTATTGAAGAATTCAATAAAATTAATTTTATTTATGGCGATATAGTTCATTTTCGAACAATTGATAAATTATTTAAAAATACTACATTTGACGTTGTATTTCACTTAGCAGCACAAACACATCCTCCTACTAGTTTTAGTGACCCTATTGGAACATGGGAATCAAATGTTATGGGTTCTATTAATTTAATAACTTGTCTTCAAGACCAACAGCCAAATTGTCATTTTATTTTTTGTTCAACAGTTGAAGTATATGGAAATGAAGGTATCGACGGTCGAAAAATAAACGAATCTAACACTATATTGCCAGCAAATCCATATGGTGCATCAAAAAGTGCAATTGATTTATACATATGCGAACGTATGAAAAACAAACAGATGACAGCTACTGTAATACGACCATTTTGTTTCACTGGGCCAAGAAGAGGTGCTAGATTTTCAATTGCGTCGGATGCTGTTCAGATAGCTAATATGATGCTGGAAAAACAAGAAAAAATATTACAAATTGGTAATTTGGATACAGTCAGAGCCGTTACAGATGTTCGTGATATTGCCAATGCGTTTCATCTAGTCGCAATGAATAAACATATATCAGATGGAAAAGTGTATAATGTATGTGGTGGTGAACCATTAAAAATGAGAGAATATACAAATATGTTAATTGAGTTCAGTGAATTAAGCAATGTTGAAATGGTTATTAATGAAAAATTATGGAGACCGATTGATATTCAATATCAAGATGGCGATGCTAATTTAATTAAAAATGAATTAGGTTGGGAACCAAAAATACATATAAGAGATACTATCAAGGATTTACTTATATTTTGGTATAACAAACTTAAATAATTATTAATATCAATGTTATAGAAATGATATTAATTTGTGGTGCTTCTGGACTAGTTGGAAAAGAAATGTGTAAGTTATTAGACCATTGTAATATTGACTATATTGGCACATATAATAGTAATTCAATCGATAAACCAAATATGTTTAAAATCGATTTTTTCAATCCAGTTGCGCTAGAAGAATTCTTAATATATCATAAAATCACTTCTTGTGTATTTTGTATTGTAGAACGAATTACTGACATATGTGAGAAAGATTGGAATAAAATAAAAACTACGAATATTGATATTGTCCATATCGCATCTTATTTATGTAATAAATTAAATATTAAGTTCATTCATTTATCAACTGATTATGTATTTGATGGTTCAAACCAACCAAATTATCCAGATAGTTCAAAAAACCCTCTTCAAAACTATGGCATTTCTAAGTTGACATCTGAATATAGAGTATTATCTAATTGTATAAATTCCTGTATTATAAGAACTCCTGTATTATATTCGACATTAAGTAAAATTCACGATAATGCCGTATGTTTAATAGGGAAGAATGTTATGGATTTGCGCAAAGACATAAAATATACTGAAGATAACTATAGTATAAGACGTCCTTTGTTTATACCTGACTTATGTAATTTTGTACTAGAAGTAATTTTCAATGATAATAAAGGCATTTTCCATTTTTATAATCCATATAATAAATTTACAAAGTATGAGATTTGTCAAATAATTGGTAAATATTTGGATATAAACACCACAAATATAATACCCAATAATACTAAGAGTGAAGGATTAGCTCCTAGACCTTATGACACTCAATTAAAAGATGATAAATTAGATATACTAAAATATTCATTCAAAAACTTTGATTATTCAATTCAATTATGTTTTGATAAATTCAAACATTCAAATATTTGTATAGAAAATAAACATGATTTCTTTATCATGTTGGATTTAGATGGCACTTTAATCGATTCTAATTTAGCTCATTATAATGCTTATAAAAAAGTATTCAACAAATATGATTACAGCTTTTTATCAATAGACGAATGGAATAATATAATATTGAATGATAATTTTGATAATTATTTACACCATTTTTCATTTGAAACGCCGAAAGTAAGCGGCGTTTTGAGTGACAATGGAGATACATTTTCGGCATTGGAAATGCGAAAAGGTGTAAAAACTTTGTTTGACGAAAACATGTTCAATATAATTAAACTGGAAAAACTCGATTTAATGAAATACGAAGAAATCAGTTTTACAAAAAATAGTGAATTATTTTTAAGATTCTTGATTGAAAACAAATTTAATTTCTGTATAGTTACTAATACAAAAAAAGAAACCGTAAATATTTTTAAAGAAAAACTTTCAATATTAAATGACATAAAACAATGGATATATAGAGATGATTATAATTTACCAAAACCAGACTCGGAATGTTATAATATAGCAAAACAAAAATATTATAATAATGAAAAATATATTATTGGTATTGAAGATAGTATGGTTGGATATAATGCTCTTAAACCAAATACTGATATAATTTATATTTATAATAATACTACTATTTTCAAAAATAACGATTGTTATTTATTCAATGATTATAATAATATTTTTACGCTATAATAAATATATATTTATCAAAGTAAATTATAAACGTTCTCATATATTCATATATAAATAATATAATTATATATGAACAATAATAACTACGGTTATTCTTTTAATGAAATAATTGTTCAAGATAATGAATTTATAAAAAAAGGAAAAAATAATTATGGTATCAAAAAAATAAATAACGAAATCGATTTTTATAATGAAATAACTAATAATAACATAAATTTTAAAATTCCTAGACTTATAGACTATGATAATGGTATATTAAAAATTGAATATTTAAAAAATTCTACTATATTAACAAATATAATCAATGAAAATAACTTTGAAAATTATTTACATTTAATTTTTGATAAATTGAAAAATATTCATATAATTACAAAAAATGTATCAAAACAAATCATTGAAAATGATATATTAGAAGAAATACAAAATAAAGTTAAATCCAGGTTTAATGAAACTAATTGGAATACATTCGACGAATTCAATAAAATAAAATCTGTTAATGGCATTAAAATTAAAAGTATTGATTGTTATATTGAAAAAATAAAATCAAATATTTTTGATATTATTAATAAAACCAATATACACGAATATAGTTTAATACATGGCGATATACATCTTAATAATATATTATTAAATTATGACGATAATCAAATGTATTTTATTGACCCAAGAGGATATTTTGGAAATACTAAACTATTTGGGTTAAAATCATATGATTATGGTAAATTATTGTTTGGATTATCTGGATACAGTTTTTTTGATAATATGAATATTGATTATTTACAAATAAATGATAATGGTGATATTAAAATTGATTTTATAACCAAATTTGAATTTATTTTCGATACAACTATTTTTGATAGAATTAGCATATTATTTGCTTTGAGTATATGGCTAGCCAACAATAGTTGTTTTGTAAATATCAATAAAAAAATTACCAGTATGATGATCGCATATTACTACTGTGAAAAATATACATAAAATAGCATTTACATCTTTTCTCATTTATATGAGAACTCATAAATAATTCTTCTTGATTTTTCTGGTCCTTCATAAGCACCCTTGATGATATTTCAGTATTTTTCCTTTGGTATATCTCGTATGGTATTTATTACATGAAAAATATGTATATTTCGTAAAAAAACAATATAAAAATTTATATTGGTTTTATTTATTTATATGAATTTGTGCTTTTATAATGATAATCATATTGGTGACACCATATTTTCAAATCCATTTATAATAAAAATATGTGAAAGTAATAAAAATGATATTTTTTATCAATGGTGTTTATATGGAAATGAATTAGTTAGTGGACCAGAAAATCTTTTTTATTTGGAAATAAACAAATTTAAATATAACTCTAATTTTTTATCTGGTGATGCTCCTGAAAAATATACAGATAATACTTTTTTGAAAAATCTATTTATTTCTAATCATAATAAGGATATTTTCGACTTTATTTATGAAGGCAAGCGCATAATTGCGTTAAATACATGGTGTATTCCAATTGGTTGTAGCAGTGATGTTGATTTACAACAATTATATAATGGTTTTATAAATAAAATCAATAAAATTAATAATACTTATAAGACTAATTTTAAATTTGATAATTTCAAATCATATGAATTATTACCTCGATTCAAAGATATCCCTATTGATAAATTTATATTATGGAAAAATTCTATAAATGCTGAAAAAAAAATAATATTTATTTATAATTATACACCTAGACTCTTTATTCCATCTACTGATATTAATATGTTAATTTGTAACGCCGCCATTAAATTTCCAAATTGTTTTATAATTGTTCCATTATATAATGAATTGTTTAAAAATATTTCCAATATAAAATCTTGTGATAAAGATTTTAATTGTGAAAAAGATGTAATTTGTAATAATGTATTAATGATTAATAAAATAAATATACATTGTAATATTATCGTATCTTTATGTACAGGAGCGTCATGGTGTTGGTTTGATAATAATATTGAATTAAATAATAGAAAATTTTTTATAGTAAATGGAATTGATTATGTAAATAAATTGAATAATTGGTATAAATTTTCATCTAATAAGAATAATAATCTAGTCTATTACTTGCCTGATAATATTGATGGAATAATTAATACAATTTCAAACTATATCTAATTCTATCGAATTCCACCTATCCAATTTTGAATGCCAAAAGTCCATATAATAAATCTCATTATTATTATATAAACCTGCTATATATGAAAAAGAACTTTTGCTCATAACCAATACATCTGCTTTTATCAAATATTCTAATGTTAATAGTATATCCAGGTCTGCCATTAATTTAATATTTATATTATTATTTTTATTTTTTATTATAAAATTTTCAAATTCTTCTTTATTATTATTTGATATTTCTGTAAATATGAACAAATTCCCATTTTTGTATTTATCCGCCAATTTGTTTATTATAGTTTGATAACAAGACAAATCTACATATCTATTATTATTTGAATATTGCGAAACATCTCCTCGTCTTATATGAATTGCTATGTTCTTATTTGATTTATTATATTCTGGTAAATACAATGTTTGTTTAATTTCCCTTAATAAGGGCATTATAATTTCGTAGTCGTTTGGTTTTTTATCAAATATATTATAAGCATGGTCTAATATTAATAAAATGTTCAAGTTTTTTGATTTTTCTTTATAATATTCCATCTGTTCGATTATTGTATTTCCCTTAAAAAATTCTACATTATCGAATTTTATTCCAGTTATATTTGCGTTCAACTTGTCTATTTGGAAATACTCGTCTATTAATTCAACATAATTTGTAGCATCATTTGATATATGTTCAAAACTTTTTATACTTTCGTGAATATACTGACAATTATATTTTTTCGCTAACGCCAATATAGAAATTATACGTTGAAATTGTGCTCCCATACCATCTACATAAATATTATATTTTAAATATAACATCTCCTATTTAATCCTAATCATAATATATTTATTATGTTTATTAATAATAATAATATATAGAAATATCATAATATTGATAATATTAATAATAGTAACCTATGTCAACGATCACTTTTTCTACATGTTGGTATAATTTCAAAGCAAAATTCGAGAACCAAACTTATTATAATTGGATTGATAATATGTTATCTAATGTTAATAATTATAATTTAGTTATTTATAGCGATGAACAAAGTTCTCAATGTTTAAAAAAATATTTAACCAATCCTAGAATTAAATTGATATTAAAATCGCCAGAACAGTTCTATACTTATAAATACAAAGATTATTGGATTCATAATCATTCAAATAATTTTTTATTACAAAATATGGTTGATTGGCGGGTTAATATGTTATGGTCTGAAAAAATTCATTTTGTTTATGAAACAATGTTTGAAAAATACTTCGATACTGAATTTTATGGTTGGTGCGACATTGGTTATTTCCGTAATAGACAAGAAGACTCATCAAAAGAATTTCTTGTAAATTGGCCGAGTGAATCCAAAATTACTACATTAAATAAAAATAAAATTTATTATGCTTGTGTCAATAATGATAATAATTATATTCGTGCGTTAATGGAGATTATCAATGACAAAAATCCTAGTGGATTACCCACTAGGCCAATACCTCCTAATCAGGTATCTATTGCTGGTGGTTTTTTTGTTTCACATAAAGATAAATTAGAATGGTGGCAAAAAACATACGATAATAAATTGAAATTATATTTCGAAAATGAATATTTAGTCAAGGATGACCAAATTATTATCGCGGATTGTGTATTTTCTAATTTATCTGATTTTTGTTTATGTAAAGAACAAAATCATAAGATTGATAACTGGTTTTTATTTCAACGATATTTATCGTAAAACTATACAAAGACTTTGTCAAAATATATAATAATCAAATTATATATTTTGATTAATGCCACCTAAAATTAGCATTATTATGCCTATTTATAATGGAATCGAATTTATTGGCGATTCAGTTGGATCTATAACAAAACAAACATATACAGATTGGGAATTAATTATCGGTATAAATGGACATCCACCAAATTCCGATGTTTATAAAATAGCGAAATATTTCGAAACTGTTGATAATCGAATTCATGTCTATGATTTTTACGAAATTCATGGAAAAGCAAATACTTCAAATGAAATGATTAAATATTGTTCAGGAGATTATGTCGCTATATTAGATGTTGATGATATATGGCACGAAAAGAAATTAGATTTACAAATTCCATTCTTGTATGATTATGATGTTATTGGTGCTAGGTGTGTATATTTTGGAGATATAAATGGAACTGTACCTGAAATTCCAACAGGAGATATAACTGAATTCGATTTTACTAAATTTAATCCTATTATCAATAGTAGTAGTCTTATTCGCAAAGAACTTTGTTTCTGGAATGAAAACGGAATAGAAGATTATGATTTATGGTTAAGATTACGTAATCAAAACAAACGATTCTATAATTGTTCTCAAATTTCAGTGAAACATCGTATTCATCGTTCTTCCGCATTTAATTCGAAAGGACATAATCAACAATTGCGAAATTTATTAGAAAAATTATAATTTTTATATATTTTATTTTGCAAATCATAAAAAATTGACGTATTTTTTTATGATTATCGATTTTATAATAATAACAAGATTAACAATATCAACAATATTAACATCTAAATGGCATTAAATACAAACCACCTTTTATTAAATCTTAATAATATGGAAGAAAATGCTAAACGTCGAAAACGCGCCTATGCATTAACTCAACAAATCAGACAACCTTCAAATGAACACGACTTTAAACCAGAAACCGATACTGGTGATGATTATGATATTAAACGCATGATGATGTTAGAAGAATCATCTCCAGTTGAAGTACAACAAGAATTACAATGGTTACGCCTTCAGTTATGTGAAAAAAACAATTATATTAGAAAACTGCGAACTGAAATAGATATATCAGTTAATGAAATTCAAATGAAAGAATTCAGGAAAAACGATTATAATAGTATTAGACGTTAAATAATTTATAAATGTAATTATAACTAAATCTTTTTTTACAAAATTTTGGATATATTTTCAATTTGTTCTTGTGATAACGCATCTGGAAATTCTACTTCGAATTCAATTATCATATTGCCAGTAGAGTTCTCTCGAATCATACCCATAGACGGAACTACTTTCTTATAATTTGGTTTTATAACTGTAGGATTACTATTATTATTTAAACATAATTTCTTGCCATTTAAATGTATCATTTCAAAAGAAAACCCACATAATGCGTCTTTTAATGATATTTTTTTATGATATATTAAATCCAATCCATTTCGCTTGAATTCCGTATTATTGATAACATTAATTGATATTTTTACTTCCCCGTGAATCTCGCCATTTACTACATGGCCTTTATCCCTGATACCTATCATTTCATTATCATCTATTCCTTGTGGTATATTTAAATACAACGTCTCATTTTCCATCGTTTTTACATTATTATTGAGAACCCAACGTTCTATTTCAATCGGCACAACACAACCTTGATAACTTTGCTCTATTGTTATTTGTAAATGTTTTATAATAGGTTCTGGACGATGAATTTGATGAAACATTTGACTATGAAATCCTCCTGGCATGCCATTGCTATTACTATGAAAAATACGTATGCCAGGCATTCCTGGAATGCTTCCTTCCATACCACCCATACCAAACGGATTTCCGCCTTGTCCTCCACCACCAAACATCATATTAAATATATTGTTTATTTCTGAAAATTCATCCATACTACTCATATGTGTAAATGGAGAACCTCCCATTCCAAATGGATTTCCACCATGACCTCCTCCGCCACCGCCACCAAAACGCAATTCCATATCATATTGATTTCGTTTTGCTTGGTCACTAAGTGTTTCATATGCCTCACCTATCGATTGAAATATCGATTTTGCTTCTTCGTTTGGATTTCGGTCTGGATGATATTTTAATGATAATGTACGATATGCTTTTTTTATATCTGATTCACTGGCATCATTTGATACTCCTAATACTTCATAGAAATTCTTATTTGTCATTTTGTATTTTTAGAACCTTTCTTAATTAAAACACTCAATTTTTATATTATTTTAATGTACTTATATAAAAATATCTGTTTTTACATAATATAATCATTTATCAATGTCTAAAAAATTAAATCTCGATAATACTTTTATTACAAAATATAAACCTTATTATATTAATGATTTTTGTATTGATGAAAAACTTTCAGCTACATTGAAAACTTTACTAGAAATTGACCATTTGAACCTATTAATTATCGGTAATTCTAGTTCTGGGAAAACATCTTTGTTACATGCTCTTATCCGTGAATATTATTCTCTTGGACGGGACTCTCAATTCCCTGATAATAATATTTTATTTATCAATAATTTGAAAGAACAAGGCATACAATATTTCAGAAATGAAATGAAAACTTTTTGCCAATCTCATACTGCTATTTATGGAAAAAAAAAATTAGTTATTATTGATGATATCGATAATATTAATGAACAAAGCCAACAGGTATTTCGTAATTATATTGATAAATACAAAAACAACATTCATTTCATTTCTGTTTGTACAAATATTCAAAAAGTCATTGAAAGTATCCAATCTAGACTACATATTATTAGTATTTCTCATCCAACTACTGAACAAATTCGCAAAATAATGGACCGTATTATTTTGACTGAACAAATCGTCATTGACGAAGAATCAAAAGATTATTTATTGAAAATTTCCAATACATCTATACGAATTCTTATTAATTATTTGGAAAAAATTTATATTATTCGAGAACCTATCAATATCGAGTTATGTAAAAAAATATGCTCCAATATATCATTCCAGAATTTTGAAAATTATTTTGATAAGTTATTAAAAAACGATTTGTCTGACGCGATTGGTGTTCTCTATAATATTCACGATTATGGTTATTCTGTAATTGATATTTTAGATTATTTCTTTTCGTTTGTGAAAATGACGAGCATTATTGATGAAGACACTAAATACAAAATTATTCCTTTTTTATGTAAATATATTACGGTTTTTCATAATATTCATGAGGATATTATCGAGTTATCGCTTTTTACTAACAATTTATTTGAATTATTACATACCAAATAAAAAACATAAAAAATAATATACATAAAGATTATTTGGAAGATAATACTATTATAATAATGTACGGAGAAACTACATCGATGAATCATGAAACCCCGATTTTGACTGTTACTGAACATCCTACCTCAACTGTTGTAAAATATGATACTATTGTTGAATCTGTTATTCAAAAATTCAAACAAAGGTCCGATGTTGGTATTTCAAAATATGGCACTACACTAGACCGTGAAGATTTATCTACAATTGACTGGATTATTCATGCTCAAGAAGAACTCATGGATGGTATCTTGTATTTGGAAAAACTCAAAAAAATGTATAAAGATTCTACAAATTCTACA